ACCGACCTCTCCCCTACCATCAAGCACCTGTACGGCACCGGGTTCCGGAATAAGAACATCGGTTTCCGTTGCGGGCAGGACGGCCGCATGGTCCGCACCGAGGACGGCGGGGTCTCCTTCGTTATACAGACCTCCAGCACCGGGGTTGATCTCTACGATGTCAGCCATCCCGCGGCGTCGTTCGCCTATTCCTGTGGACATGGTGGAGTCATCGTCGCTACTTCAGATGATGGCGACACATGGAACACTCAGACCTCCGGCACTGCCCAGAATCTGCGGGGCATCCACTTCCCCCACGACGAGGAAGTCGGTTACGTCGTCGGTGATGCGGGCACCATCCTCAAAACGACGGACCTCGGCGTCACATGGAATGCCCAGACCTCTGGCACCGCCGAGCACCTGCGAGGGGTTTACTTCCTCGACAACGAGCAGGACGGTTGGGCCGTCGGGAACGCGGGCACCATTCTCGCCACCGAAGACGGAGGCACTACCTGGGTCGCCCAGACTTCAGGTACCGCCAACGATCTCTACGATGTCGAGTTCAAGGACGGGAACACGGGATGGGCTGTAGGTGAAGCGGGAACCATTCTCAAAACGACCGATGGAGGAACGACCTGGGCGGCTCAGACCTCTGGAGTAGCTGTGATCCTTCAGTCGGTCTCGGTTCGTTCCTCTACGAAGGTCTGGGCCTGCGGCATGGCCGACACCATCCTCGTCACCACTGACGGCGGGACCACCTGGAACACCCAGACCTCCCCGCTCTCCGGCAAGGACCTGTACGCCATCTCGTTCCACTACGACGACAACCAGGGCATCACCTGCGGAGAGTCCGGCGCTGTTCTCCGCACCGTCGACGCCGGTGTTACCTGGACCCAGCCCAGTCCCGGGACCAAGGTGGCGCTGTCCGCCTTTTCCCACCCCGACAACGCCATGTACGTCTTCGGTCCCCACAACGGTCTCCACAAGGACTTCATCCAGCCTGACTACCACGTCTACATCGATGGCCTTACCGGCGACCCCGATGTCCGTGACGCGGTGACGATGGTTCTACTAGACAGGTTCGACCAGCATCCTTCGGAGCCGTAATGGCCGCTGTAACCGTTGCCTTCATCGGTACGAAGGCGGTCCAGGCCGAGTCCACCACCGGTTGGAACGCGGGCAACCTCGACACCGACATCTTCGTTGAGGGGAACTCCTCCGTTGGGGCCAAGACCTCCAACACGACGGCGGACTTCTACGACCTCTCCATCACCGGCAGCCCCTATGACTTCTCCTCGGGGGGAGCCGACGAGGGCAAGCACATCTTCGCCTGGTTCAACACCCTGACGCCGGTGTCTCTCCACGGCATCATCGCCGTGGACGACCTCGCCACGGACTCCCTCGGCTACTGGGCCGTGGGACCCCCTACCGGATACGGCGGTGGGTGGATCAACTACGTCATCGACCCGGCCAACAACGCGCTGTTCACGGTCATCACCGCGGGGACCGGATCGTGGACCGGCAGCGGTAACCCGGCGCAACTCTCCGGGGTGGACGGGTTCGGGGGTCGTCACACCACCTCCACGTCCATCATGGGTAACTTCAACAACGCCCTGGTTGATGCAGTTTCCGTCGGTACCGGTTACCGGATCTATGGAGGAGATGGGGTCGACCCAGATGCCGTGTTCGCTGACCTCATCTCCTACGAGCAGATAACCGCCAATCGCTTCGGTGGGCTACGAGCTCCTGGTGGCGGGGTCCTCCTCATGATGAGCAAGATCCTTCTCGGTAACGGAGCAGCGGCCACTGACTTCACCGATTCGGGCTTCACCGTTGTCTGGCTAGATGCTCCTGTCGCCACCACTTTCTACGAGTTCGCCGTTGATCCCGGAGCCTCTGGAACGATCAACCTCTCCCTCTCGAACGGACTCCTCGCGGATGAGGCCGGCGGATTCCTCACCTGCGACTTCCGCAACTTGACCCAGTGCATTCTCAACACCGTCAACATCGACGGGGCGAAGGCCGTCTACCTCCAAACAGACATGACCATCACCAACGGGGTGTGGACCGGACTGGCTGAACCCGTCTACGTCGCTTCTGAGCAGCCATCCATAGACGGGTTGGCTCTTGTGAACCCTGTCGGTATCGGAATGCAGATCCAGTCGGCAGGAGCGATGACGAACATCTCTGGATTGCGTGTCAATGGCGCCGGTACATACAGCCTCGAAGTTGACATCGCCGGGGCCGGCCCCTTCGACATCTACCTCGATTCGTTCATCAGTCAGACTCCGGGGACCAACCACATCGTCATCCGTGCCAACAACAATGCCGACTACACCTTCTACCTGACCGGATCGGGTACAGGGTTGAGCGTTGGGGATATCACCAACGAGGGAACCGGTACGGTCACGGTGGTAGCGTCCCGCACCCTATCCCTCATCAATCTCCCCGAGGGGTCTGAAGTGACCTTCGTCCGTGATGCCGACCTTGTCGAGCTCCACCACATCGAGAGTGTCGATGTGACTGGGATCGCTTCGTACACCTACTCGGCTGGAGACGCTGGGACCGTCATCTACATCAACGTTCTCCCCCCCGTGGATGCACAGGAGAACGACTACATCGAAGTTACGCTTGCCGCGACAGATCAGACCCTCATCTGGTCAGGACTTACCGAAAGGGTCTATTCCAATCCATGATGAACCCTCGCGGCCCATTACCATCGGAGAGCTATGGCGAAGATCGTTGACCCAGACCAGTTGAACCAGGGCGTCGAGGTTGTCTTCAGCACCGGCGCTAAGACCTGGCAGTTGCTCGTAGCTGGCAATCTCGATGATGGTTCACCGGGAGCCATCTCGGGTGTTTCTCTCCAGGCCGGCTATTCCCACATGAAGGAAGAGTGGCGTATCGACGCCAGCCTGAATAAGTTCAAGTTCCCCTTGAAGATGTTCGGTAAGACCGAAGGACTCTTCCAGAACGGTTGGGCGCCAGCAGACGCGCAGACTCGAGATCTGATAAGAGACGCCGGCTGGCAGGAGATAGATGGCTCGCAGCGAGCTGGCATCATCTCTCTTGGCGACTTCGACGCTGACACTGATCCTGGTTACTACCTCCAAGATCCAGGGACCACCACCCCGTTCGATGGCACTACCGCTTCCTTCGACAAGACGGGGGAGATCAACGAGGCCGTCGTAGTCCACGACGGCGGAGCTGGTGACTACACCGGGTTCCTCAAGCTCTTCAACAGGGTCCAGGGCAAGATCTACTCCGAGTACGAGATCGTTCGGGAGCAGAACCTCTCTGCTCTCGAGCCGATCGTCTTCAGGGCGCCGCTTACCTCTACCCCCAACCCGAACGTTGTCGCTTCCGACGTCACCATCGACGGCAACGCCCCCTACACGGGAATGTCGATCAGCTTCCTCAAAGGAAGTGGGTTCACCACCTGGGCCAACTCGACGGTCTACGCGGCCGGAGCAGTAGTCCAAGCCCTCACCGGTCGCTGGTTCTTCACCCCTGCCGGGGGGACATCTTCGGGAACGGACGTTGGCGACGATGTCGGAGTGACCGACTGGGAGGCCTATGTCGGTGAGCGCCAGGTAGGTGCCAACTGGTACGCCTTCAATGTCATCATCGAAGGGAACAGCGGCACAGCCCAAGAGATCCACGAATACGAGCAGCGCCAGCTCCGCCAGACAGGCAACATCAACAACAACCTGTTGGGGAGTCCGAACCAGAACGCCTACGGTACTGTCAACGGGAACATCTGCAAGCAGTTGACACGGTTCGTGGGAGACAACCTCCATACGGGAGGAGCGGCCGGTTACCCCGGCGGAGTCTTCATCGACAACATCTCAGCGGGAGATGTCAACAACATCACCTACTACGACATCACCGTCGATTCTGGTGGTCTGAACACATGGGATGAAGCTCCGGTCGTTTCTACCGCTCGGATCACTCCGTTCGTCTCCACGTACGACTTCAACTTCCTCCAGGCCGCGATAGACGATGTCAACGGGGAGTACACGGTCTACTTCCTCAACAATGACACCGGTGACAACGATGGTTCCGACTTCGACACGGCGAACGCCATCATCGTCAACGACAACGGCGGTTCGCCACTTCAGGGCTTGTCCATCACGGCTCTCAAGCACAGCCACGACTTCGACTACGACGGGAACGTTCAGCGAGGAGCCGGGTCTGCAGGAACCGATGCCCCCATCGTCATCCAGGTTGTCGGAGAGGACCAGATCGAGATTCTCGATGTTGAGTTCCTCATCACACGTAACGCAGGGCTGCAGTTCAACGTGAACACCCTCGCCGAGCGGGTCTACGCTAACCCGTAAGAGTGAGCGACTTCTCCCTAGAGACCTTCTTCACGCAGGTCGATGAAGCGGCGGGCATCAGTGAACTTCAGAATCTTTGGGGCTCGCTGGTGAGTCAAGAGGCTATCCCGCGACGATTGCGCGAACGGGGAGCTCTCAAGATTCGCAAGAGAGTCCGCTATCTCTGTTTCCGTATCGCCAACGAGATGCAGGCCAAGACCAACATCGAAAGAGCCGTCGAGGCCGGCAAGATGACGAAGAAACAGGCCGCGGCCAGGTTGATCTCCACTCGAGCCCCCAAGATGAAAGGGTTTCGACATCACTACGAATCTCTTCCCCAGTTCGAGGGATGGGACCAGTTCGCTAAGACCTGGGATATCAACTTGGATCAGGTTGATGCTCTCGATTTCTCGACTGTAGATCCGTTCGCTCTTCGCTACCGACTTCGTTCCGTCTACGACGAATGGGACGACGAGGTTCGCCGCGCATCCAGTCAGTCATTAGGTGCCCTCGTTATCAAGCACAAGCAGGAAGGGGATAGAGCCGCTGAGGGATAGAGGGCGACCGTAAAGTAGGGGGCAGAAATGTCCAGTGTCACCTTCGACCCCACATTGAAGCTCATCATCCCAGATGGCCCTATCGTCGGCGGGATCATCCAGGTTGACTTCCGCACAGAGGTCTACCTCGCGGGCAAGGCTGATTGGCGTACCGATCCCACACTGAATGAACGCAAGTTCCCTATCAGGGTAGAGATCGCTTCGACTGCCATCGCTACTGCCACCTTCGTTCTTGAGGAGGGATGGCAGATGCGTCACTTCGAGGGGGACTACACCCTCCAGGTCACCGGCATCGTTCGTACCGATGACAACAGGGCCATCATCCTTCCCTCGGTAGGAACGTTCTCCAACTCGGTCGAGTGGTTTGTCCCCGACCATGTAGTTACCGATCTCACCCTGCAGGGCAATGTCCAGGATCTCCACTGGGCCACCATGAACAGGAAGTTCACCGACCCCGTTACCGGCAAGTACAAGGTCTACGACCCCAATGATGCTCTATGGAAGCAGGCGGACGCCTGGGCCGATGACGGAACCACCCCATACGATGGAGGGGATCTGGAGAGGGTCGATCGTCTGGTTGATCCCTGATGGTCTGGCTACCGGCCGGAGGTCTCGGAACTAGACGGCCGTATGTCACCGGGGGCGTCGGAGCAGAGGTTCTCGTTGGGGCGTTCGTCGGCGTTGGCTCAGCCGCGTCATCCGGCGCTGGTTCCCTCACTGTCACCGAACAGATCATCTCTCTCGTTGGAGTCGGGTCCAACTCTTCAAGCGGTGAAGCTACTCCGACTATCAAGGTTCTTCTGGGGGGTGTTGGGTCCTCGTCCTCCATCGGAGGAGGGGCAGTTGACGTCATCGTCATCCTCCCCTCGGTTGGAGCATCTGCCGGCTCCGGTGCTGGCACCCTCACGGCTCAGTTGGCTCTCTCCGGTGTTGGGGCTGCCGCCACGATCGGGCAAGGCTTCTTCGGGCCGAAGGTTCTCATCTCTGGAATCGGGTCCAGTTCCGGCTTCGGGGTGGGCGATTTCGAGTACTGGTTCTACCGGGTCATCAACCGCCAGCGTCGTACCGATCCTGCGCCCAACAACCGCTCTACCACTAGACCTCCAGCTCGCACCCCCTCCGGTGAGCTGGAACGTACCGCTACGGCTCCTGGTTGGGATAGGTCTCCGAAGCACCAGAGGCAGCTAGTTACAATCGGCGGGCCTGAGTTCAGCCCGCGAGAGGAAGACGAGGACGAAGAAGGATGGCACTAGCCGCTGAGATCATCTCATTGATCCGAGACGAGATCGGAACGGACCTCGACGTCACTGACAACGATCCCCCTCCGGCCAACGGGATCCAGGACAGTCTCGAGAACATCTACACCGACCCTGACCGCGGCAACTCATCCATCTTCCTCACCGCTCTCATCGTGTGGCGTCGACGTCTTGCCAACCATCAGTCCAGGGCTTTCGACTTCTCCAAAGAGGGGAACTGGTTCGCCCGTAACCAGAAGTCCAAGTTCCTCAAAGGGATGGTGGACAAGTACGAACGCCTAGCGGGCCTGAGCGGCTCCGGTGCTCCCCACCGCAACGGGCAGATGACCTCTGCGGCTATGCGCGAGGCACCATAGGAGGTATATCTAACTTGATATACCTCGAAGTGTGAAACTGACAGCGGAAGACGTCGAGACCATACGAAGACAGCAGGCCGCGAACCCGGCCGAAGAGGTCTGCGGTTTGGTTATGACCCATGGGCTCATCCCGCTCATCAATCAGGCTCGTTCCAACTCCCGCTTCGTTGTGGGGTGGCCCCAAGTGGCCGAGGCTCTTCAGGTCAACGACGATGACCCGATCTCGGAGATCCAGTCCAAGGTCGACAACGTCGTAGGCGTCTACCACACACACCCTTCAGGGGGGATCAAGGCATCTGCGGTAGACAAGGAGTGCATGGTTTCGATCTCCGATGACTGGCCGGGCCGTTTCCACTACATCGTCTCCGGTAGTTCCTACTCTGTATGGGTAGTAGACGATGGCAAGGTGAGGATGACCGATGAGCAGCATCACTGACTTCGAGCTCGACTGCATGAGAGAAGATCAGGAAGCGGAGATGGACGATCAATGCATCATCGACTACATCTCCGATCGGGGGGCTCTGAACGAGGCGACCTCTGAGTACGACAACCCCACCTGGACGACGGTCTACACCGGCAAGTGTTCTGTGTTTCCCATCGTGGCTCGCCGTGACCGGATGGACTCCCGTGGCGAACACTTCCTCCTACAACGCCAGTACCGGATTCACCTGCCATGGGATTCGGGGGACATCGCTCCCAAGATGAGATTCCGCGCCACTACCACCCAAGACCCTCAGCTTCTCAACCGTGACCTCGAAGTCCGTGACGTCTATCTAGTGTCTCAGCCCTCGCAGCGCAGGATCGTCGTACACGACATAGTCGGATGACTGATCGGTTCCTAGCTCCGCCGGGCAGACCTCCATACATCAGGCCGGCGGACTTCGCCAACATTCCTGTCTCAGTCGAAGGACCACGCTTCCCCAAGAGGTCCCTCGCTGCGGGGGTTGGCACAGTGGCCCGCCGGCCTGGGTCTTCTCAACGTTACTCACTGAACATCAAGATCCAGGGACTCAACACGCTCATCGAGCACTTCGACGCCATAGCGGAACTGACCCCTCAGTTGGTGTGGTCTGTCACCAACTATGCCGGAGAGCTCGTCGTCCAGGAGGGGAAGGCTCGAGTCCGTGTCGACACTGGGGCTACCCAACGGTCCATCCACCACAATATGTTCACGGATCAAGAAGGGATAGGGATGGAGGCTGGTCCCACCACCTTCTACTCCCCCTTCTTGGAGTTCGGTACTGTCCGTATGGGTCCCTTCCCCTTCATGTTCCCTGCAGCCGACATCGTGGCTGGCGACGAGACCCATGGTTGGATCAACGCCATGATCCAGATCGCCGGTATGGCGGACCAGCTCCAGACTATTCCCCCTCCATACGATGCCGACGACCACACCCGCCAACTCATCACCCGTCTCCGTTCTCGCCTCTACTCCTACGAGAAGGCTCTTGGCGACATCTCGGTACTGGGTGGTCGTTCCGTTATCTCCCCATTCCGAGGCGGGATCCTCGCCCTGGCTCGAGCCCTCGGCGACCTGACATCTGCGATGTCGGGAACCATCAACCAACGGCTTGTGACCCGGCTGCGAGGCCAGATAACTGGTAGGGCTATCGGTGCTGGACACTTCACTATCGCTGGGTCTCGGGAATACTCGTCGTTCCCGGGTGGTGCCGCTGGGTCAAGGGTCTACCAACGCCTCCTGGGTCGGTACTCTGGAGTCAGCCGAGGTATGAACTTCTGATGGATCAGACCCCCGTAAACATCAAGCACCATGTTGATGCTGTTGTAGCCAACCTCCGCGCCTCCCTTCCCTCCCCTCTGAAAGATCGTGTTGGGGTCGCCTATGGGGGTGACCACGAACACCAAACGTTCGTGACACCCTACGTCGTGGTGCACCTACTCGGCGGAGGAAACATGGGCGGCCCCATCACGGATCCGCAGGTAGATGTTCAGGTCAGGATTCAGGTCAACTCCATTGGCGATACCGCCGAGCAGGCGATGAACACAGCCGAGTTGGTCAATGCCCTCATGGTCAAATCGAACATCACTATCACCGGCCGGGCTGTTCTCAAGGTTCCGAAAGAGACGACCTCTGATGGCATCGTCAGAGACGACGACATCTCGCCTCCTCTCTTCTATGCTTATGACGTCTGGAGACTCTGGACAACGCCGTCGTAAAGGAAGTTCACGTGGCAGACGAGACAGTCGAGATCTACCACCCGAACATCGAAGGCTCTGCCATGACGACTTTCGAGTCGCGCTTCAAGATCATGGAGAAGCGGGGCTGGATGAAGGTGGGATCAGAACACCCCACCAATCAGGCACCGGCCGAGGAAGAGCCACTCCCCGAGAAGGACTTCGGTGAGTGGGAGGAAGACACTCCGTAGTTCTTCCGCATCTTCTCGGCCCCGCGTATGATTGGGTTCGTTCCTGACATAAGGAGAAAGGCTCATGGCTCGAACCATCCCAGATGGAGTCATGCAACTGTTCGTTGTGGATTCCATCGCAAGTCCGTCCGCCCCGACCGTCGCAGAGATCACGGCCGGGTCGGAAGTCACCGGTGAGCTCATCTCATTGGCGACACCGCTCGATGGCGATGCGGTGGCGTCGAACGACATGAGCTCGGCTTTCAACAAGTCCATCGAGGGCACCTACGGAGGCGGCGCCACTGCCGTCTTCTACCGAGACGCCGCGGCTGAGACGGCCTACGGGCTGCTCCCCCGCAGCACCGAAACCCATCTGGTGCTGGCTCGGTTCGGTTTCACCGGTGGAACGCCCACGATCGCGGACACCTGCGAGGTCTGGCCCGTTCGGGTCATCACCCGCTCCCCCGCCGATCTGGTGTCGAACACCCCCCAACAGTTCACCGTCAACTTGGCGACCACCGACGAACCCACACTCGCCGCCACCGTCGCCTAGTAACAGCCGGTCCTATGTTGGGAACCATGGGAGCCCAGCGACCTTCCTAGCTTGTTAGCAAAGTGCTCCGCTAACATGAAGGTTGCTGGGCTCACCCATTGGAGAGAAGATGACTCGCAAGTTCACATCAGATAGTCCCTCGATGGAAGAGATCATGTCGGTGAAGAAACCGACGCAACGCTCTACGCGAATCTGCCTCCGTCCCGATCTGGTGGAGGAGCTCAACAACCTCCATGCCAAGAACTTCGATCGCTCCTCTCGTTTCAAGAGCCTGGCCGAAGCTCCCCCGGATACTCGGTATCAAGAGGCCATCGAGGCTCTACAGGCCGAGATAGAGGAGGCCACCGTCACCTTCGTCTTCCAGGGGGTCGGGCGTCGCAACTTCGAGCTGATGATGCAAGCTCACCCCCCGACAGACGAACAGCAGGAGCGTCACAAGGCAGATACGGGCGAAGATCTCGTTTGGAACACAGATACCTTCCCGCCGGCCCTGGTCGCCGCTTCTTCCCTCACTCCCAAGATCTCCAAAGAGGAGGCCGTCAAGATCTTCGAGGACTGGGACGGACCAGACCTTCTCGACATCTTCAACGCAGCCTTCGCTGCCAATCAGTCGAAAGTCAACGCCCCTTTTTTCAAGCGAGATATAGGCGAGATCCTGTCTTCCGACTCGAGCTTGATTACTGCGCTGAACGAGGAATCCCCCATTCAGAGTTCCTGAGTTGGCCTGACTCAGATCAAGAGAAGGTCATAGCCTGGGCCATCGAGCAGCGGCTCACCTGTCATGAGTGCGGTACTCGGTACGATGAGTGGAATCCCCATGAAGGGGGGAACCTACACGCGTACGACGCGGAAGCCTTCATCTGTCGAGGCTGTCAGGAACGGGACGCCGTCCTCTACGAGAAGGCCGAGCAGAATCGGAAGTTCCAGGCTGCCAACCATGGGTTGAAGGTCAGGCTGAACCGCAGAGAACCCAAGCCCCTCCAGTAATCTCCTAGGTGGTATGGCTGACAAGACAGTAGTCGTCAAGTTCATTGCCCAGACCTCTGGTTACGTAAGCCAGGTCAACGGCCTCAACGCTGCGACCAGGAGCATCGGCAATGAGGCCGCTACTGCAGCGGCCAAAGCGAAGTCGGCGACCCAGCAACTCGCCGCTGCCTCCATCGTCGCCTCCAAGATCGTCCTATTGGGTCTTGGTGGTGCTCTGGCCTTGTCTGCGAAGGCTGCCATTGATTTCGAGTCTTCCTTCGCCGGCGTCCGCAAGACCGTCCAGGCCTCCGAACCTGAGTTCGCTGCCCTGGCTTCACGGATCCGTGAGCTCGCCACTCGCATACCGGTCAACGTCAACGAGCTGAATCGAATCGCTGAGATTGGTGGTCAGCTAGGCATCGGGATCGAGGACCTAGAAGGCTTTGTCGAAGTGGTAGCTGCTCTGGGAGTGACCACCAACCTCTCTACCGAACAGGCTGCTACCGGTCTGGCCCGCCTGGCGAACATCATGGGTACCAGTCGAGGGGATTTCGACCGCCTGGGCTCCATCATTGTTGACCTCGGGAACAACTTCGCCACCACCGAGTCCGAGATCCTCTCGATGGGCCTGCGTCTGGCACCCATCGGGGCCACTCTGGGAGCTTCCGAAGAGGCCGTGTTGGGCCTTGCCGCGGCCCTCACCGCAGTAGGGATCCCAGCCGAACGTGGTTCTACATCTATCCAGCGACTCTTCATCGAGATGGCGGCTGCGGTAGAGGAGGGCGACGCCAAGCTCGCTACCTTCGCTCGTACTGCAGGTATGACCGCAGATGAGTTCGCTTCCCTCTTCGGGGAAGACCCCACTCGTGCCTACCTCGAGTTCGTCAAGGGGATAGACAGGGTCAAAGAGGCCGGTGGCGATGTCTTCCGCATCTTCTCTGACCTAGATATCTCACAGCAACGCTCCATCGCGACCATCTTGGCCTCTGCCAATGCCAACCAGGATCTCGAAAGCGCCCTCGATAGAGCGAAGGAAGCTGGCGAGGAGAACACCGCCATGTGGGAAGAAGCTGCGAAGCGGTACGGCACCACTGCTTCTCAGATCCAGATCATGGCGAACAACTTCACCGATCTCCGCATCACTCTCGGCCAGTCTGCCGTTGGTGCGATCGCCGCTGCTCTGGAGTGGATCAACGCCCTCATCGACGGCATCAAGAACAACATCGAGACCGTGAAACAGCTCGGATCGGCCTTCTTGTGGTTGGCAGGAGCCCGTGTTGGTCTGGCATTTGTCATGTGGGTAGGCAAGAGCATCTCCCAGGTTTGGGCTCTAGTGTCCTCTATGGGTGCTGCCGTCACAGCTACCAAGCTGGCAGCCGCAGCTCTCGGCGCCTTCAACATCGTTGCTGCTGGACTCACCCTCATCACTATCGGCCTCATCGGGAAGTGGACCGAGGCGGCTCAGAAGGCCCGGGCGTTGGAGACAGCCGTGCGTGCCATCAATGATGCTTGGGAGGAGCAGGGTCAGTTAGAAGCTCTGAATCAGTTCCGCACCCAGATCTCTGACATGAAGACCTTCACCACCGAGATCCAGGACTTCCTGCTAGGCCAAGGGGTGACCCGTCTCGATCTTGCCAAGGCAACCCTCTTCGGAGATCCCGAGTCTCTCGAGAAGATCAATGCAGCTCTGGAAGTGATGAAGGGACGCCTGGCTGATATCCCCTCGATCGCTCCGACTGTGGGGGAGTGGGGCAACGTGCAGTACGTTCCCGATCAGGACATGCTCGTCGCTCAGATCTCAGAGGCGGAAGGGAACTTGTCTGACCTCGAGGACTTCTACGTTGAGCTCGGTCTACTCGGAGAGGGTGTCCTCGAAGAGCGGCGCCGACGACAACTGGAGCGTGTCCTCGACCTCAACTTCACCTATCCAGACCTGGCTCTCCGCAACATGGCGAAGTCCCTTGGTGCTCTCAGGACCTCCTACAGACAGACCGTGGATGACATAGAGGATCGACCGTTCACCTTCGCCGACATGATGGCAGAGGCCACAGAAGAGGGTCTCGACGCCATGCAGGACTTCAGGGAAGACGCTGCTGACATCTGGGATGGTTTCCGAACTGACATTCGTGACACCTTCTACGACCTGGAGGCCGACCTCCTCGATAGCTTGCCTGTCTTCGATGAGTACGAGGGCGCCCTTGAAACCAGCCTTGGAGACATTCGCAAATCGCTGGAGCTCTTCACCGGTGACCTCCAGGCTTGGGTGGATACCAGAGCCGAGATCCTCGCTCGGTCGGATATCGGGGCAGCGGAGATAGCGATCTTCGATGAGTTCGATCTGGCCGAGAAGGCGTTCATCTCCTCTCTGAGTGAATCGGAGCTCGATGAGTTCATCGCTGATATCTTCCTTCCGGCCTTCGAGTCCACGAAGCAATCCGCTAAGGAACTCTTCATGCAGGATCTCCCCCGCATCATGGGGGACGGGATAACTTCGGTCAAAGAGCAGCTCATAGCCCGGGCACAGGAACTTGGGGAGGCCGGGCTCGAGCCCAAGCTGGCGTTCGAGCAAGCGGTGAAGGAAGGATTCGAGGCTCTCGGTATCGACATCGACCCCTCAGTAGTGAGTGAGGTTGCCGACGAACTCGCTCTGGATCCATCATGGTTCACAAGTGGTGGAGCTGCAGCCCTGGAGTTCGGTCGAGGGTTCTTCGCCTTCTGGGCTTCGATCTTCGGGCCTGAGTTCTTCGCAAATCTGGGGTTCGCTCCAAGGAACTTCTCTATTGACGACCTGCGATCCACATTGGGGAACCTCCCCGGAGACACACCTTCATCCGCTCCACCCCGCACCATCACCGGTGCCTACGTCCCGGCTCCCGGCTACAACGTTACAGCCGGCTTGACCGGTGGGGGAAGTGGCGACACCTCTACTTCTGGGGGACCCACTCCCCGCAGCCTCGAGCTCACCATCGTCAATCCTCAGACGAACAACCTCTCTGAAGATGTACAGTCTGGTCTGTTGCTGGACAACTTGATCGAGGAACTGAGTCCTCGCTGATGGCTAACTGGGACTACGCGTGGCAAGTTGATGGGCAAGCACTTTCCGACTACTGCGTCATGGTCAGACTTCCCTCTGAGTTCGCCATGCCTCGTCGGGGTCAGCACGTTGAGATTCCATTCCACCACGGCAACCGTCGTCCCTCTGGCCTGCATCTAGCTGGCGGTCAGTTCGGTCTCGAGACCACCATCCGGATGACCAATCCTTCGGGGGCTATCACCCACCCTGATGGTGCTGCCGGCCACGCCTACGAGAACTTCGGTAAGCTCAAAGAACTCTTCACCGGTAAGGGAGGCGCTTCTCCCCTCTTGCGCCGCACTGCTCCCCATCAAGGGACGGTGGAGATCCCAGTGGACCTTCTCTCTCAAGTTCAGAGTTCACAGAATCGTTTCACCTTCCTGTGGCTTCTCTCTGCGGCAGACCCCTTCTGGTCTTCTACTTCTGTGGTCAACGAGACTGGTCCCGGTTCCTTCTCGGTAGGAGGCGACGCCCCCGTCAATGACATGATTATCACCTTCAACGCTGGCGGAACGGTGGGCCTCTCTGGTTCCTTGCACGCCCTCACGGGTACCTCTGGCATGGTGGTGGACGTTGGGGCTCGCAAGGTGACGACCGGCTCTGAGGCTGATCTTGTGCCCGCCACCCCCGAGTGGATGGAGTTCTATCCGGGCTCCGTCACCCTGACCGGTGTGTCAGTGAACGTCGACTTCTACGAGAAATGGCTCTGAGAGATGGCCTACAGCAAGGATTGGTGGGTAGAAGCCTGGACCTTGCCGGGTGTCGGGAGCTTCCAACGTAAGGTTGCCAAGGTCGAAGCCATCTCAGCCTCGGTAGGCGATGGTGTGACGACTAAGGGCTCTGGCTCCATCGAAGTTCGTGCTCAGTACGACCGTCTCGATGAGATCTGCGATCCCAAGAACAACGTAGAGAGCCTTCTTCGCCTCTATGTCGATGGCAACGTGGTCTCCGAGTTCTACGCTCGGACACTCTCGTTCCCCTACGGGGAGAGTGGGAACAAGGTCATCAAGATCTCTGGTCCCGGGCTCGCAGATGCTCTCGACCACGCCATCGTCTTCCCCTACGACTACCCCAAAGCTCCTACCCGTGATCCTGACTGGATCTTCGGTTCCGAAGAGAACGCCATGGGCAACGCAGGGGCAGAAGACTATGGAGAGAGTGGCCTGCAGAACCCTGGTGCCGAGACGGGGACCATTGTCCCTTGGTTCACTACCTCTGCTGCCCTTATCGCCGATCAGACCTTCGTCCGAACGGGTTCCTGGTCCTTTCGGGTAACGTCTGACATAGAAGAAGGCGGCGCTTCTCAGATCTTCTCGGTGCTTCCTGGCGCCCAGTACACGGTGACCGGATACGTGTTTGGAGTCGCTGGCGACAAGGTCCAAATGGGTCTCACCACTGATCCTGATGGGCAACCGAAGTTCACCTACACCCGTTTCAATGTAGTCGACCCTGAAACTGAGTGGCCTACTGAGACCGAGGTCCAACTCGACCACACCATCGCGGTAACGAATACCTGGGAGCAGGTACAACTCACCCTCATCACCGGTCGCCAGCAGACGAGGATGAAGCTGTCGTTCCGCGGGCTGAACGTCTCGCAACCGCAGGTGTTCCGTTTCGATGACGTAGATGCCAACGGCCCCTCGCTGGGAGCCGAACCGTGGATCTTCTCTCACCCATCAGATCTGGCGAGTACCACCTTCGAGGCTACATCTGAGCAAGCTCGCACAGATACCCACTCCCTCAAGCTCACATGCAAGCAACAGCAGTATGTCTACCAGCGGATCACCGGGATCACCCCTGGGGCCACCTACACCGCTACGGCCTACCTTCGCAACTCCATCGGTGATGTTTGGGAGTTTGTTCTCATGGACCCGATGGGGAACATTCTGGCTCGAGACCAGCACACTCTCCCTGTCAACTCTTGGGACAAGTACGAGATTGTCACCACCCTCCCAGACACCATCTATGGGAACAACCAAGACGTCCCTCCCGACACGGAGGTCTGGCTCGGGATTCGATACGTCAGCCCCAACGTCACTTCGACTGTGTACATAGATGATGTTTCGTTCGCCCCCGGGCTCCCGGGAACCACCTTCGGCGACATCATGACACAGCTCATGGACGATGCCGCGGTAGATCACATCGCCGATGGAAGGACATCGGCGGGCGGAGCGGGACACCTCGCATGGATCAAGTACGACTCCTGGAGCAACTCCCTCGATTCTGCCGGCAACACTTGGAACGACGCCAGTCTTTCGGTAGAGATCAGCAGGGGTCAGACCTACCTGCAGTTCCTCGAACAGATCGCTCGAAAGTTCGGTTACGAGTGGCGCCTGGCCTGGAATGGTTCTCAACACGAACTGAAGCTCTACAACCCCTACGACCCGGCCACCAAGACTGGTGGTATGGGTACGGACCTCACCGCCACAGTCGGAATCGTTGAGGGCCAACCTGAGTCTGGGGACATCATCAAGTCCAATAGGGGAAGCTCGGCGGTCTTCGGAGAAGGGGCAGAAGGGCTCTACGACGAACAAACCGACGCCGGCCTCATCTCTGCCTATGGGCGTCGAGAACGCTACGTTGGTCTGAAGGAAGCCCTCGCTCTCTCTACCGTCCAGTCCCTCACAACAGAGGAGCTCAGCAAAGAGTCCGTTGACTCTGCGGAGCTCAAGCTGACTTTCTGGGGAGGCCAGGACGTGCTCCCCTACACCGATTTCAACATCGGTGACACAGTGAGAATGGTTCTCAAAGAGTCAGAACAGATAGGGGATGAGCACCGGGCGGTTCAGTTCTCTGTCAGGCTCACCGAGGAGGTCAGAGTCGACGTCGACTTCGGTGGCATCGTCTACCACCGTCCTGTCTGGTCAGGACCCCTACCAGTAGCTCGAGGGGGCGGAGGGGCATCTTCTGGCCTGACCGAAGTTGTCTCTCGGCTGCATCGAGCTTTCAAGTCCCCGTTTGAGAGAGAACGCCCCAAGCTCTCTAACTCCACCCCCGTCCTCTTCGATCCTTCGTCGTCCCCTCCAACAGTCTTCGTGGCGGCATCAGACAGCAGCCAGCTTGACAAGAACAGAGCAGACTTCGTCTGTGATGGCACCGACGACCACGACGAGATCAACGCCGCCATTCTCTCAGGGATCGAGGGGCTCAGCGGCCTAGTAGCTCCTCGCATCTTCCTCGCTGAAGGGAACTACGTTGCAAACGGCGTGATAGGAGACTCAACGTGGGGTCCCTACATCTTGGAAGGCTTCGGGCGCTACAACACCCACATCATCAACAACTATGGGGGGACTGAGCAGCTTTGGCTCCCATCGGGTTCTGTCATGCGTGCTCTTGGGTACCAAGCTCACGCCACAATCACGGGATATGCCATCAAGGGGGTCGGTACCGATTCCCGATTGTTGATAGAGGATTGCCGGCTCTTCACATCAGAAGACGACTTCGTAGATGGGGGGCACCTTCTCCAGTACGACTCTTGGGCTGTGGTCATCAGGGACAGCACCCTTGCTACCACCGCGGACAACCGGTGTATCACGCACGGAGGACCAGAAGGCATCATCACCGGCAACGTCTTCGAGTCGGGGGCTGCCATCTATGTAGAGAGTCTCATAGGTACAGATGAGCTCTTCGTAGTCGGCAACATGGATCTCGGAGGACAAGAGTTCATCGAAGTTGCCGCTGGTCAGACCGGGAAGGTCATCGAGCGGGCCAACTACTACTCCGGGACCATCATCGGAGGTTCCGCCTCCATCGAACCCGGGACTCGAGACACCGATCAGTTCTCTCAAGCTGGCGTCTTGTCTGTTGGGGCCGGCTCCTTCCGCCTTCCGGTGGTTGATGTGCGGAGAGTTCTCAAGGTGAGGGCGATGGTGGGAACTGCCCCTGTTGGGGCCAGCGTCACCATCGACATCAACAAGAACGGGAGCACCATCTTCACCACACAGGGGAACAGGCCGACCATAGCTTCAGGGCAGAACGATTCAGGAACGGCCGTTCCGGATATCACTGATCTGGCTCCTGGCGATTATGTCACTGTCGACATCGACACGGTGGGGGCACCTGGGACCGAAGGTGAAGATCTGGTAGTGACCCTGGTCACTGACTGATGGGCAACTACAACCAGCGGATCACTAACGCCTCGGACGAGGGCTACGCCGTCGCCGAGACCAGTTCCTTCAACAACGCCGTCAATCCCCAGCTTGGGGTCGTAGCAGCGGGAGCGCCATGGGGTCGTCTCCGCAACTATGCCTGGTTCCGCTTTCCGAATGTCACCATCCCGCAGGGGGCTGATGTTCACCGTGCCTACATCATGTTCAAGACCACCAACCGGAGTACTTCTCCATACGGTGACATCTACTCCAACATCTACGCTGTCGATGAGGACAACCACGCAGCCCCGACATCGTTCTCAGAATGGAACACGGATCACGGCCTCCACACCACTGCTTCTGTCGCCTGGGGTCCTTTCGCAGCTTGGGGGACAGTGGGTATCGGGCTCCGGTTCAAGACTCCGAACATCGCCCCAGTCATAGACGAGGTTGTGAAGAGGGGGGGATGGTCGTCAGGAAACGCCATCGGGATCCATATCGAGGGAGACCCAACCGCTCAGACTGAGAACCACTGGTGCGAGGTAGAGGACGTCGAGAACTCTGGGACTTCAGCAGCTCGCCTCTACATCGAGTGGGGAGAAGACCACTTCATCGAAGTCCATGGAGACATCGAGCTCCCTACCTACCAGGAACACGTTTCACCAGACGATGGCTACGACACCGAGAGCGCCATCAACTACACCAACACCCTGACCCTGGCGGGACGCCAGAACGCCAACTACCTCACTGGGCTGTTGGGGTTCATCTGCCACGCCCCTCAAGGGGCCACCATCGACAGTGCCTTCGTCCGCTTCCTCACCGTATCGGCAGCCGGCGCTGGCAACACTGTCGACATCGACATCTTCGGGCTGAAGAAGGATGACCACACTTCCCCTACCACTCACGCTGAGGTCGTCACCGATCACGGGCTGCATACCACTGCTTCCGCTCATTGGACTTTCGTCGCCAATAACACAGCAGGGGTTACCCAGGACACTCCTGATATCTCGGCTGTCATCCAGGAGATAGTCGATAGACCGGGCTGGGCTCCCGGCAACACCCTTGGTCTGCACATCGAAGGAGTGTCCCCAACTCCGTCTCTGACATTCCAGCGATGGCAGACCTACGAGACGAACTTCTTCTCAGATGGGAAGGTTGAGCTCGAGCTCTACATTCAGTGGAGCCTCACTGGTCCTATCCAGTTGGCGGGGTCGGGGAAAGCAGCCGCTCAGGGAGAAGGCGACTTGACCATTCTCGGCCAACCCTCCACCACCCTAATCGGTTGGGGTATCCCTATCGGAGCTTAGGTGTAGGTTCAGGGGGGCGGGGGGATGCCAGTTGGGGATCATGCCAGCGTCTACCAGTTGATGATGCAGTCGGTCACACCCCTCTCGGTACATACGAACTCGGTTCTCGAGGTCGGTGAGTCGAGTTCTCATGTAGTCGTTATCGGTTCTCAGCCGCTCCAGGTCGCGCTCGAGCGCCTCGATTCGTCCCTGGTCGATAGCCGCGTAGGTAGACGTCGCCTGAGCTCGAGCTAGGTCGTAGTCGCCCTCGGACTTCCTTCTACTGAACCACGCCGTCAACCAACCCCCGCTGGCTGTCAGTATCCCCAAGACAACTGCAACAAGGGCCTGGTCGATCCCATCACTCACGATCGCCATTCCCACGCTCAATGAGCGAGCGGCTCATGAATCGGAAGCCGAGCCACATCGAATAAACGACTGCCAAGACTCCGACCCGTTGAGCGGTTCGGATTTCTTCTGGAACTGGGTTGTGCAAGAAAGCTGCCACGATGTAGGTCAATCCAAGGAAGCTGGTCGTTGCCCAAAGGAACTGCATGTAGGGCAGAGCCTTCGGCCTGTACGCGTGGTGAGCAACCCGGGTGCCGTAGTAACCGATGTAAATCAGTGCTGCTCCGGCGAGAATCCTCGTCCAGAATCCAAAACCCCAGAGATGGTGGAGAGCTACCACGGATGGATAGTAGAACGTGGTAGCCTCAGATTCGTGGCTTGGCAGCTAAGCGGATACGACGCCATCGAGCCGTTCAAGGGACCATGGCGAGTGGGGGAATCCATCAAGGTTCTCGCCCTAGCCATCGACGCCCTTGCCCCGGATCGGAACAGGAGCTCCGATGGCACCAAGGGGAACGAGGCCCACCAGACGTACCGCTCCGACCACAACCCCTGGGTGAAGGACGGAACTACCGGGGTAGTAACGGCTATCGACATCACCCACGATCCTGACGGTGGTGCCGACATGGGGGCCATCACCGAGAGGGTCCGCCTGGCTCGCCACCCTGTGGTGAAATACGTAATCCACGCGTCGAAGATCTTCGCGTCGTACCACAGGGACCACCGACCGGCCTGGGAGTGGGGACCGTATACAGGTTCGTCTCCTCACACACATCACGCTCACTTCTCTGTACTCTCAGACAACTTCGATGACACCACACCTTGGCCGCTGACCGAGGAGGAAGGCGACGACATGGCAACATTCGTGGATAGCATCACTGCCATCACGTGGCACCAGATGGGGCGGCTCTTTCCCGAAGACCCCAACTTCGGCTCCTACTACTCACCGGGAGGTGGGGTCGAGGCCGAAGCTGACCCAACGGCCTCGCGCGTCAACGCCTACAATGTCTGGATGCAGCGGTTGTCTGCGAGAGACAACACCCTTCCTCCTCACTCCCATCCCCTCCCCGCTCACAACCATGTCCTCCCTGCCCATTCTCACAATGTCTCAGGAAAGGCAACCTAAATGGCTGATCTAGCGTTCCTGTCGGCGGTCGTGTATGCGATCGTCTATGCCCTGAAGGAGCAGTTCGGACTCCAAGGGCACTACACCCGCCTGGCGGCTATCGCTTTGGGCCTCCTCATCGCCTTCACGGCGGAGGTTCGGATGCTGACCGAGTACTCGGTCCCCTACTGGGTGGACGCATTCTTCACCGGACTAGCGATCGGACTGGGCCTCCCCAGTGTGTTCCACAAGGCCACCCAGGCTGTGTCGAGAGTTGGCGAGTTCGCCTCCGGATCCTTCATAGTCGGAGAAACCGAAACGGACTAGCTGACTACCACACCGTCGACGTTGGTCTTGATGGTGTGGATGGCACGAAGCATCGTCATATTGATCTGACGAGCGCGTCCGAGCATCCCGATACGGAGGAGCTCTTCAAGAGAGTAGCGGGGATAGTTGAGGCTGGACACTGAGGAGGGAACCTTGGTGGTTTCGTCCTTCGTGACTACCAACTTGTCGGAGAGTATGGCTGAGTAGAGAATGGCCCATCCCTGTTTGGAGATGGCTTCTGAGAAGTCCCTCTTCTCTATCTCTATTGACCTGGGGACCAGCTCTGACGGCCAGGAGAGGGGCTCGTAACCATCGAGGATCTTCTTGGCTAGAGCCATGTCTTCCCCGAGTTCAGAGTAGTCGCCCATACGGAGGTAATAGGCAGGGTGCTTCATGGGGAGAACGAGCCGACCTTCTCGGAAGACCGGTTTGCCCCTCACTGCCCCGATGTTGACCTCCGATTCGAGGACTCGCCGGGTAGCGACAGCGCCCATAGGGATGACCAACCAGGCACCAGAGATGTCTAGTTGCTGCTCGAAGAAGGGACGACAGGCTCGGACCTCCTCGAGATTGGGATCCCGGTTCTTGGGGGGTCGGCAGCAAACCGTGTTCATGACGAACACTTCCTTGCGCTTGATCCCTACCTGCTTCAAGGTGTTGTCCAGTAACTTCCCCGACCTCCCTACGAACGGTATTCCCTTCATGTCCTCGTTGTACCCAGGTCCCTCCCCGATGATGGCGATGGGCCACGGGCCATGAATAGGACCTGACCATGGCACCGCTTGGGATCGAGACTCACTGAGAGGGCAGAGCTCGCATTCTTCAATGGCACGGCGGAGCTTGTTTCCTTTGAGCTCCCTCATGTAGTGCTTCCTCTTGTCGGGTGAGGGGGTGAGCTTGGCAGCCTTGAGAAGTTGAGCGTCACTCAGAAATGCCATTGCGACCCATCTGGTTGGCAGACCCAATGCCCCCAGTTGGGAGCTGACCCGGCTCGAGGATGGCCCTGCGTCCATATCGACGCTGCTAGGGCGATGTTCTGCTCTGGATCGAAAGGGTCGAAACCCGATGTGTGCCAGAGGCCAACTATCTGGAACAATCCAGAAGCCCCGCTCGGGTTGTAGGCGTTGGGATCGCCTCGGCTCTCACACCACAGGACGTTGAGAGCTCCATCTACTGCCCATGCGGGGAAGTACTGCGAGACCAGATCCCGCCAGGCTTCGGCCCCGCCGGCAGGTGGTGAAGTGTTCCGAATAGGTGTCTGTTTCACGTCACGCGAAACAGCAGGGGGAGACGGAACGAAGTAGGGGCCGTTGAGCTCCTCGAGAGCCTGCCGCTCCTTCAACCTGTCATAGTGTTCGAGCCGTGCCTCGAGACGCTCGGTTGTCAAGACCCCTTCGTCGGGCTCGGTCTCATAGTAGGAGAAGGCACTCTCAGCCGGCCGGCACATGACCAACACCAGAACGAGAGCGAAGAACCAGACGAACAAGAGCCTCATCTGGTGAGCAGCCAGACCAGACCAACAGCGCAACCGATGAACCACGCGTAGATGAGAATGGTTTGGTGTAGGGGCTCCACGGATACCTCCGTGAGTGGAGAGAACCCCAGTTTAGGAGGGGAGTCATCGGCCAAGAGCGTTTGCTGCTCGCATCCCAAGTTCCCAAGACATTAGAAAGTCAGCCACGACTACAACGACCACCTTCCCGTAGCGTTGGTTGTCGACCCATGTGAGGGAGTAGTCCTCTCCCTTATAGGTCCCAGACGAGTACCACAGTCGATAGTTATCTGATTCTGCCTTTGGCATGAAGTTCTCTGACATAGGAGAAGTAGGTTCTTCCTGGCACAAGATCGAACTGAGGAAGGATCTCAGCAGTAGAGCTCACTCCGGTCTTGGTCTCGAAATCGGTTGGGGTATCGCAGTCCAGTACGTTCCAGATCCCTTCTACCCCATCATCCAAACAGGCGCCACCGCCTAGGTCTACAGCCCCTTCCTCCAACACTGGAACCTGGCAGTTGGTACACCACTGAGGAGCCACGGGTGTCTGGTCGGCAGCAGGAGCTTCGCCCCACCCTGGAGGCAGGCTCAACAGGGTGTGGTGCTCGCTGCCCTCAACATTCCCGGTCATGAGCGGGATCGGGCCGAACGCCGCCAGAAGGCACACAAGGGCTAGCCAGAGTCGATCCCGGTACACAACGAACGTCGCCGCCAGCGCACACCACACCAGGGTCCACAGCAGTCCGACGACGATGAGGATGGTCATTGAGAACACTCCTTCGTGTGTCCTGTTACCCCCCCACATTCGTCGCACTCTCCCCTCGTGCCTACATGGACAAGTGCCCAGGCGAAGATGAGCCCACCTAGCCACGCTCCGATGATGGTGGGTATCGTCATTTCTCGCTCCCTTCGATGATGCCCAGTCGCTCGCGCAGGTCATGGGGAAGACCCTGGTCGTCCTCGGCCCACGCCAAGACCTCCACCCAGTCAGCCCACGGCAGCACAGCGTAGATGCCAGAACCGCCCTCTATCTCTAGCACGTAATGCTCCTGCCCTTCGCTGATGCCGTCCAGTATCGCCTCGACCTTCTTGACGCTCATTCCTCGCTCCCTTCGATGATGCGGTAGTTCGACCGACGCAGCGACCGCAGCCGCCGTTGAGCCTTCCACTCAGCCCGGCGACGACTTCGGTACAGAATGGGAGACCCGGTGTGGCTCCATGTCTTCCACGAATCGCCCCCAGCGGACCAGCGGACCAGCGGGGCGTCCGCTACAGGTTGCCACCTCACGTGGCCCTCGTCGTTCACCCACTTCCTGACACTCACTCCTCGCTCCCTTCGATGATGGCGATGACCTCCTCCACTTGACTGTTGCTCAGCCCACCCGGAACATTCCCTGCTCTGAGTGTCTCCACCGCCTTCTTGATGCGGTTGCGCTCCGCCTCTCGTACATCGCCCACCAAGTTCTGATTGTGTCCCTCCGGCACGATGTAGTAGGTGCCGGGGGGTACGTCTACCTCGATGCGATATCCGGTTTCTGATAGGCCAAACAGTGTCGCCTTGACCTTCCTCACCTCACTCATCCCTCGCTCCCTTCGATGATGGCGAAGTCCTCGTTCCCTTCGGGGGGAAGTGCCGCCAGCACACATCTTTGGAGGGTCCATCTGTGACGCGACCTGACTTCTCGTAGCGCCATCCGTGTATCCTCGCCCGCCGCCGAGCCTGGGGAACGTCGTTGGCCCCCGGCACGCGCCTGCTTTGGCCGCACACATCGCAGATGAGGGTGATGCGAACGTACGTCGTCTTCTGGTAGCTCACTCCTCGCTCCCTTCAATGAGTACAGCGAGGGCCGCATACGAGGTATCAGACCCCAGGTGGACAAGTGGCCGGGGGTCAGGCTGACTACCTGAAACGCCACGGTCGGGCTTGCCCGCACCGCCGCCGTCCCCCCCGCCCGCCATTGGGCGGGGCAGATAGTCCAAGGCTTGTCCCATTCGCTCTACGGCCCTCGCTCTACTCACTTCTCTTCTCGCAACCAGCTTCGTACCACGTTGAACGGTTCCCCGACGATCTTGGCGATGTCTGCGATCTTCATACCGTGTTCATAACGTAGATGCTTCGCCAGGGGGGGCTTCCAGTAGCCGCCATCATGGGGGTTGCCACTCATGTTGGCCCACGGTGTTCCTGTGTATCCGTCAGGACTCATCCTCGCTCCCTTCGCTCGGCCATCCATTGATGATGGCGAGGGCGTCACCAAGGGCGCAGTCACGGCAATCACACCCTGCTGCTCCCACGGGGGACTGCCGATACTCCTCCACCGCCTTCTTGATCCGCTGGCGCTCGTCGGCGCGGCCCTTGTCGTAGGCCGCTTGGTACGGGTTCACTCCTCGCCGGGGCCTCCGGGACTTTCCTTCTGCTAGTCCGTCATCGAATCCCCGCTGGTAGTCGGCGTTCGCTGCTGTCCTCATTCCTCGCTCCCTTCGATGGCGGCTGGCATCGTTCCCCGAACCAAGGCAGCGAACATAGGCATTCGACGCATCGCCTCCGATATCGGGACATACTCCCACTCCGTTCCGAACGGCCCTGCGCCCGTGGGTAGAACCTCGACTAGGGAGTGGCATGACAGCGACTCGCCGCAACTCTCGCAGTGGTCGAGAGATTGTCCCATCCACGAGAAGCCATGAACACTTCGATTCCTACTCACTCCTCGCTCCCTTCGATGGCGACCAGAGCCACCGGCCCAGCGTCGTGTTCCTCACCGAAAGGGCAGAAGAGGGCTTGCCGCTTGTGGCGGTAGCACCACCACGTCGTCGGGGCGGCGCTGCGAATGCGCTCCCGCTCGTCCCGCCGGGCCTCGGCCACCTTGCGGGCGACGTACTCCCAGTTGTACCACCTCCGAATCACTCCTCGCTCCCTTCGATGATGGCGATGACTTGACCGTAGGCCACCATCGCACCGAACGCCTGCGCCTTATGGGGCTTGTCGATGGCAGCGTGGCGATGTTCCCACACCGCATCGGCCTCGGCCTGCTCCACCGCCTTCCTGATCCGCTGGCGTTCGGCCTTCCTGGCCTCGGCCATCTTGCGAGCGACGTACTCCTCGTCGTGCCTACCCATCACATGGCCTCAGAGCATCAGCCGACTGGTTGAGCATGAAGTTCCCCTCCGTCAAGAGGAGGACAGCTTCATCCAAGAGGTCCGCGTCCACCGCCAACATTCCTTCACCTGCCGTTCGGTACCCATCAGCGAACAGGACATACGCATGATGGAATAGCTCCATAGCCTCTCTCCACTCTGATGGCGGAGTCCCGAGAGCACGAACATCATCGTTGATGGATCGGAACTCATCAGCTAGCTCCAACAGTTCAAGACCCCCATCAGTCCAGTCCATCCTGCCGTCCATGACAGCCGTGGTGACATAAACCCCAAAGTCGATCATGCCATCTACCGGGTCGGTGATGAGCACGACCCGACTGGCGTAGTCCTCACAGTCTGTGGACTTGGAGATCCCTACAACATTGGGGCTGTAGTCCTTTACGGTCGCATCCGTAGCACATGCGCCCAGCATCAGAGCCAAGAGCAACATCATTGCTGTTCGTTTCACCCGTTTCGCCCTTTCACCCATCGTTCATATCCCTTCCTGCCCAGGCCCACATGCGGACCAGCCAGTAGAGGCTGGCGATGGTGCCCCCAGCGATGAACGCCAGAAGCTCACTCACTCTCCGGCTCCTCCTCGCCGGTCAGCATCCTCTTGTAGCCTTCCACAACCTGACCAATGGCCGAGGCGACCGCCTTACGGTCCATCCACATCACCCAGGTCATCAGCAGGATGGTCGCCAGGACCGCCGCGCCCACGATGATCATGCTTTCCATGAAGCTGAGCCGCACGGCATCGAGCGCTGCCTCTAGATCGGTGTCGGTCAGCCTCACCACGGTCGGTGTCGTCTGGTACATGTGTGCTCCTTTCGCAATAACACAGAGTGATGAGTCCGCACTTGACGCACCACCCTCCTCCAGTCACTTCCTCTTCAGAGCTTGTATCAGCTTCTGAGCTCTACCCTTCCCGACTCCCTTCACTCCCTGAAGATCAGTCTCCCCTACCGACCACTCCAGGGGTGCCCCCCCGAAGTGGTCGTAGATGGCGCCAGCAACTTCCGGCCCGATCCCCTCGAACGATTGCAGTAGGTGGATCCCCCAATCCCTGTTGGTGACCTTTCCCCATGGACTAGTAGGTCCTGGGCGTCGGAGCAGCGATGTGTGTTTCGTCTTCTTCGACCACCGCTGGATAGACAAGATGGCGGCTACGGTCTCGTCTAGGTTCCTCACCCTCATGGTGGGTACGTTGAACTCGAGGGCCATCGTCATCAGAAGGGGGTAGAACTGGTCACGATGGAACTGCCGGCGATCATCCATCAGATGCCCATCCACCGTCCATTGACCGAACCCCTCGATTATCAGAACCACATGATCGAGAGCCGCCATCTGGTGGAGCTCCTTCGAGAGCCTGTTGTCATAGACCGACGAGAGGAAATCAGCGGGGAACTGCTTGCGCTGGATTCCGAACTTCCGGCGCTTAGCTGCCCAGAAGATGTCAACCCCATAACGCTCAGGCGTAGAAGACGTCTTGCCGAGAGCCTTGATTTCATCCGGCTCAGTCGGTGATATCAAGAGACTCATCCTTCTAGTGGAGGAGCAGCAGAGAACCAGGCCTTGGCGTCGTGATCCCTATCACGCTGAGGGTCGAGATGAATCCACCCCACTCTGAAGTCTGCCATCGAGAACCCGTCGTAGCGTCGGCTCCTTTTCGGGAGTTCCTCAAGAGGGATCCACTTGATGAGCTGATTACAGACCATGCAGGGCTTCGTCGTGGTTTCGGGAGTCGTCACTCTTCCTCCTCTTCATCTCCCGCCCGCCCTACTTTCCATCCAGCTATCTTCAGTAGGTACTCCTTGGCAAAGCTCTTGCCAGAGAGATCCCTGTTGGTGACAACTTCCCGTTCTCGATCCTTGACGGTGGTGAAGGCCCACTCATCCTCCCCCTTAGACCTCATGTGGAGGATGGTGTGGGGGTAATGGGCAGTTCTCTTCTCGCCTTCTGGCTTGAACCCAATGGAGTCGAAGACCTCGATGATCTCCTTCTTGTCGGCCCAGGCACCGGAGCGGCTGAGAGGTTTCTGGCCTGTGGTGATGAGGACGTGAGCCTTGTTCCGCAAGAGAACTTGCTCGGCGAACCTCTTGTAGAGGGGCTTGATGACTCCCCAATCGGATGCCCCCTCGAACCCCTCATCGCTCTTCTTTGACTTCGATGCCTTCGCCGCTGCAGCCTTCCTTTCCAGGAAGTAATCGGCCATGTCCTTGCCGTAGGTCTCTTGGCTGAAGTAGTTCTGGGCTTCTTCCCAAGCATTCGAGAAGAGGTCACAGATGATCCAGTCTCCCCTAGCCGCCTGCGGCCTGATTTCGGCAATGGCCTCCATGTACTCATCGAAGCTGTCGACCTCCCAAACTTCTAGGTTGTCGAGCTTCCCGAAGCTCTTCGATTGCAGCATCCGATCGACGGCGTAGTCGGTGTCGATGACGTACATCTTGGACGAGCTTCTCGTCTTCTGTAGCAACTTGGCTACCGACAACCAGGCTCGGGTCTTGCCGGCTCCTGGGCCACCCATGAGCAAGATCCGTTCACGTGCTTTCCCCGGGGGGTGTATCGGCATCAGTCCTTCTCCTTTGCCGTGACTCGGAGAACATCGAATGGTTCTCCTGTGGTGATGAATCGACCGAAGACTTCATCCCCGAGTTCGGCCCTGGCCCTGGCCTTGTCGAAGCGTTCAGCACCCTTCTGTTTGTGGACACTGAACTTGTACTCGTCGGTCTCTGACTTGATAGGTTCCCCTTCATGGGCCTCTCCGCCGGCCTTGATGATGCTGGCTATCCGGTTCCGGAGTTCGTTCTTCTTCTCTTCCATGTCTGCGAGGACCGACTTCACCGTCAGGTACTCAGCAGCCAAGGAATCGAGTTGGATGGCGGTGATCCCAGAGGGAGGAAGCAAGTCGCTGTCGGGCGCCTCGTCGTGGAGGAACCAGTACTGGCAGGGGAACCGCTCTGGATCGCACTCTGGCATGTCACCCAAGCCGAAAGCCTTGAAGACCTTCATGGCCTTGGCCTTGATCTCGCGTAGGGGGATGGGGGGTTTCTGGATAACGAACGTATCTAGGAAGCCATCGTCTCTTCGCTTCACGGCGTAGAGCGCATCTCGGGCGCCGCTCCCATACATGTAGGCAGAGATCTGCCAGGCGTACTCGGGTCTAGCAGCGAACTTCCCATCCATCCATTTGTCGAACGCTGCTCGGGACATGGACTTAGCCTCGAAGATCCTGTTCGGGATGCCCTTGACTCGTCCGTCAAGATGGCCCACGATGACTAGCTTCTGTGGAATCACCCAAAGCTCGACCTCCTCCTGATCGTCAACGATCTCGATACCGTCAAGGGCCAGCGATTCCTTGATGGCAGCTTCGTGGAGGTCTCCCTCAGCGAATATCCGCTTCGTGTTCTCGGAATGGGGTTCGGGATCAACCCCGGATAGGGATGCCCACAGGGCTCGAGAGCAGTACCCGAGGGACGATCCACGAATAACCGTGACTCCATCGGGACGAACGTATGCCATGCCGGCGTCACTCATGATGACCTTCCTCCGGGGAGGGAGCGGGGTAAGGGGAAAGAACCCCGCTCCCCCTCACCGGATCTATTCCTCGATCTCAGACCAGATGCCGTCGTCCTCATCGAGAACATCGGCATGGAGCTCTTCGTTCGAGGGATCTTCGATCTCCGGGTACTTCTCGTAAACGGCAGTCACGAAATCATCGTGATCGTCGCCGGCTTCGCTGACCTTGTTCGCCAGCTTGACGAGCTTGCTGCGGAGACCCTTCCCCTTCGAGGAGCCGGATCTACCGGCTTCAGCTTTTGGGGACTTCTTCTTCTTCTTCGAGTCGCCGTTCCCCTCCACATACGAGGTCGGGAGGAGGACCTCGAAGTCCCCGAGTCCCTTGCGCTCGATGAGGACACGCTCCATGTGGAAGGTGAGCCCCTCCCAGATCTCGGCGTTGTCGGGAGTTCCCCGCTCCATCAAGACGTCGTTGGCCTCTGTGTCCAGAGCAGCCTTGATGAAGGCCATGTAGTTGGTCGAAGAGCGGAACCCGCTCAGACCATCATCGCTCACCGCCGTCTTGCCGCGGTCCTCCGTATCCCACCCGGAGCCAACCGAGTAGAACTGCCGAACGAAGTTGCCCTCTGCCTCTGAGTCGGGGGAGGTTCCCTCGAGGATCATGAGGAGGACTTCACCGTTCTGGTAGCCATCGTCGTAGCCGAACCGGGCCTTCTCGATCGTGAAGTCGAAGTCATCGAGCAGGCCGGTCGACACGACCGGATCCCACCCGACTCCTGTGTTCTTCGCCAATGTGTTTCCTTTCGTCAGAGACCCTGCGCTGTCCTTCTTCTACCTCTGGGCCACCCAGCAGAGTCTCGAGAGTGGCCGACCCATGAGGAGAGTGTCATGATGCCCCTAGTGCTTTGTCCCCCTTTCGCTTGCCGCGAAGCACTAGTGCCTTCTTCCACCATTCGGGAAGCATGGCCTTGCGCTTTCGGTAGATCTTCTCCATGAACTGCGAATCCAATATGTAGATCTCGCAGTAGTCGTCGGCGGTACGCATGGCCCGCCCTGACATCTGTACCAAGGTGCGAATCGTCTGCATGTCGTACCACGCCTGGCCCTGACTCCGAGGCTTCGAGTAGAGACGAGCAGAGATCTGTTTGTCTCCGAGGTTCGGGAAAGGAATCTTGACGATGACGACGACTCGGCAGGCGTCTCCGGCCAGGTCGATACCACGGTCGAAGCTAGGAGCCAACATCACTCCATTGGCTGACTCGAGGAACCTGTTCAGGGCACCCTCTCTCTCCCGGGCGTTCTTGTAGGTGAAGAGGCGACCCGAGTGGCCGGTCCTAGAGAGATAGTCGTAGGTGTGGGCGGTGAGCTCGTATGAGACTGTGTGTATGAGGACACGTTCGTCTGGGTAGTCGTCCAACAGGTCGTTGATGCTGCTCATCATCGGCGGGTAGGACGTGGCCTTGTTCTTGTGGCTCATGGGGGCGATGTTCTCGATGTAGATAGGCCGGCGACGTGGGTCGAAGTTGGAGTCGATAGAGACTACTGCCCACTCATGATCCTCCAGGCCAAGGTTCTGCGCTTCGATCTCTGGGCTGATAATGGTGGCCGACATCAAGAGCCATCTCTTCGCCTTCTCCCACAGCAACTTCCGGGCGTAGCCGTCCACTCTGATCGGCTTGAAGTGGACTCCCCTATCTCCCGTGTAGACCCAACCCTCCTCCAGTTCGATGTAGTCGTACCCATCGTCATCGGTCTTGACTCGGCTGAGATCGGTGAAGCGTTGGTGGAGATTCGCCCACTTGCTGTGCTCTCGACGTTCGTTGTGGTCTTTGCTGTTGGGACTGAGGAGGTTGCGCTTATGGGCGATGGCCGGGAGGGCGTCTTGGGAAGCCCATTCCACCCATGAGGAGGGGATCGTCTTGCGCCTCGGTGGGCCGATACCGAGTTGTTTCAGCATCCTGTCGGAAAGGACTACTTCCACGTAGCGCATGATCTCCTGTTCCAGCATGTCGGCCTCGTCAACGATGACCAGCGGCATCCCGGTGAAGATGGCGTTGTACGCGTTGGATTCGTAGAGGAGATAGGAAGTGTTCGCTACCGCCAACTGAGCCGTGGCGGCTTCGGTCTTAGCGACTTGGTAGGGGCAGGCAGCGAAGGGATGGCATTGGGAGCAGTGGCGAACCTCTTTGTCGAAGAGAGCCTCATTGGGGGGGCAGGAAGAGCACGCCGGGTACCTCGACAGAGCAGCGTCGCATGTCTCCGCCGTGATGGTCGGGAAGTCATCTGGGCGATCAAAGGTGGGGTAGTTCGAGCGTCCCTTGATGACCCTGGCATAGGGGAAGTCCCGTAGGACCTGATCCTGGAGTGTCTTCGTAGTGCAGGTGTAGACACACCAATCACGCTCTGTCGTCCGATACCGTTCCTGTAGTACCCGCCGAACACTGTCGGCTATCAGGGTCTTGCCCGCACCGGTGTTGGCATCCAGGAAGACCGCCCGCTTCCCGTTGGAGAAGTGCTGAACGACTTCCTGGATGCCCTCCCATTGATGGGGGAAGAAAGACTTCACCCAGGGCGGGAACACCGGCTGCCCCGGATAAAGAAGGACCTCCGGGGCGGGAACGTCGACGTCCAGATCGACAGCGGTATCAGCGGGAGCGGGCAGATCTGCCCCCGGTGCTGCCTCTCTACTCTCCTCGACGCCGACGTTCCCTTCATCCTCACTGTCAGGGTGGTCGATGAGGGCTATACGCCCTTTCCTGGCGAGGATGACATAGAGAATGTGTGAACAGATCTGGCGATACTCCCCGCCGTGGTGGTTCTGGCAGGAACAGCGGTAATGGTTGGAGTCCATCGGCATGGTGACGTAGTACTTGGGGTACTTGTCGGAGAGACCTGAGTCTCCCAGCACCACCCAGGAGGATCCCTCTTTGGTCTCGTACCCGGTTCTCTTCTTGGCACGATCGACCAGTGTCTTGCGGAACTTCGCCTCGATGGGACGATGTTCTACTGCTTCCCACCCAACCTTGCTCATGAGCGTAGGTTGCGGAGGTTGGCGATGATGTTGCCGAGCTCGGAGACGGCGTGCTGGACACCATGGAGTTCGTTGCGGGTGTTGCGGAGAAGTCGAACCCGTTCGTTGGATACCGCGGCCACATTGGCAGCACCTTCGTCTGCCTCGCCCAACTGGAAGCGGAGGATCCTGAGTTCCTCACGGAGCTCCGTGTTCTCATCGTGGAGACGAGCGATCGTCTCGATGAGCTCAGTTACGTCCTTGTGTTCCACCACATTCCCCTTGTTCCTAGTGAGGGACTTGGATTATGCCACAGACTGGCCGCTACCACAAGTCATTATTGACTACAGTTCGGGACTACCCTCACAGCAGGGCTAGAACCCGCCGATGGTCTTGATCTTGCCCTCGAGGAGAGCGATGTAGCGGCTGCGATGTTCGATGGGGACGACGTGGGCCTTGTTGAGCATGTCCTCGCAGTACTCCCGGAGGCGTTCGTGCTCGCCGGCCGTCTGGTAGTGGGTGCAGTTGGTCTCGATGATCTGCAGCATCTCCCGGAACTGTTCCCGCTGGTCAGAGATCCTCTTGTTGTCGTGGTAGAGGACCGTCAGGTTGAGGACTCGCTGGAGTTCGCCTGACCTGATCTTCGATTGAAGAGTGTGGAGCCGGTGGACTATGGCGTCTCGTACCAGATCGGATGCTGTCTGGTAGTCAGGGATGATGTTCGACTCGATGATCTTGCTGATCTCGGCTCGAACCTCTGTTGGTACCTGAGTCCGTATCTCCTTGCCGTGCCCCTGGCGATCGGAGGCCGACGTGTAGAACTGATTGGGGTCGTATGTCCCTTTGCCACCAACGGGATCCCACCCGACCTTGCTCGTCATGTCCCACTCCTTCCTTCTCAGTGAGGGCTCGGAGGATAGGGCATCGACCGGCCTCGATGGTGCATTGCCCCCAAGGTCGGGAAATCAAGTCTTATCCTCCTTTGGTCACCCTAGGTAGGAGGGTCAGCCATTGCCGGTATCAGACCTCGTACCCGAGCGGCCACGCATAGGTCGCCTATGCGCTACCGCCGTGGTACTTGACCAACTCTCCGGACTCTTCGATACCGACCAAGAAGGAAATCCAACTCAGCCCTTGGCTGGAGTAGTGGATGGTCTTCTCCGTGAACAGAACGTGAGCGGGGAATGGGTCATATCGTTACCCCAAGCCCGGAGATTCATACTCAACGTCTTCGAGGAGTACGAGATGGAGCTCGAAGGGGTACTCCCTACTCCGAGCACCATCGGACGGCACCGACGAGGCGAGTGCCAGTGTGAGCCGCGCTAGCAAGCTCGCTGAGCAGTTTCGGAAACGTAAGGGACCCGTTCGGAAACTGTCGACGGCGAACGTCCCCGACCTTGTCCTCCCACCAGAGGACGGGCCACGGATCCTCTTCTACGACATCGAGACGGCGCCGGCTCTGGCGTGGGTGTGGGATGCCTACGACACCAACATCATCGACGTAGAGAAGGAGTGGTACCTTCTCTGCGTCGCCTTCAGGTGGCTAGGAGAAGAAGAGACTCACTTCATCTCCATCTTCCAGTCCCCCACCTTCCGACCCGACAAGGTCGATGACATGTACGTAGCACGTCGCCTAGCGGTGCTCTTCGACCAGGCTGACGTCGTGATCGCCCACAACGGGGATCGTTTCGACAAGCGGAAGGCCAACGCCCGCTTCCTAGCTAACGGACTCGACCCCCCATCTCCCTATGAGTCCGTGGATACCAAGAAGCTCGCCAAGCGTGAGTTCGCTCACCTCAAGAACAACCTCGACTACCTCTCTCATCTACACGGTATGGGGAACAAGCTCCCGACCCAGGGCTTCCATCTCTGGCGAGGCTGCATGACCGGAGACCCCGAGGCGTGGCGGATCATGGAGGAGTACAACAGGCGTGACGTCGAGCTCCTCGAAGAGATCTACTACAAGCTGGCTCCTTGGGTGGCCCCCGGGAGCTCGTTGCTCCCCAACGTGGGACACTGGGGTCCCAAGGGACAACCCATCTGCCCCATCTGCGGTTCAGACGAGATGAATCCACGGGGGATGAAGCGAACCAAGGTGTCAGAGTTCCAGGCTTGGCAGTGCCAGAACTGTCGCGGATACGCTCGCTCGAGGGAGAGGAAGTCCCAGTGGGGGAACCAGGGAGTGAAGATCAGGTAGGGGCGACCACCCCACCCGCGACCACTGGGAGCCCGTAGGAGGAGGAACTTCTCGGGCTGTCTCCCGCAAGGGGATGGGTCCTACCAGACCCCGGGAGCAGGTCGGCGAGTGGGGTGGTGCCTCTACCCACTAGACCGTTCGGAGGGAGAATCCTTACGGTCGAGCAGCTCGGAGAGAAGCGCGGGTACTGGCCGGCGTGTGTCTCGGGGATCCCAGGAAGGCACCCCGGAGAGCTCGTCAAAGGTGATGGAGTCTGGTCGGAGACCCCTGATGGGGGTGGTGATGACTCGTCGGCGCGTTCTCCGCCAGAGGTAGAGACCCATTCCAGAAACTAGCAGAATCAGGAGAATCTTGGTAGTTATCATGCTATATACTACCTACCTACCTGCCTTGTTATCTTGATATGCCGGATACCCGGATGCCCTGTCTACACCACGCCGGATATCCATGATACTATGATAGCAAGGAGGACTCCCCTAGCGGCTCCGGGGGGTGCCTTGAGGCTAGCAACGGATGGCCGCGTTTCCAAATCAGGAGGCAAGATGGATGATGAGACCGTTGGCGCGGTTCCCGTGCCGCGCCGGCAACTGAGCTTCGATGACTTCCAGCGGTGGCTTGCCGACCAGGGCATCCGTACCGACATGATCGTGCAGATAGAGATCGTCGCCGAGTTCCCGGGCAATGACGGCAACGGAATGATGGCCCTCAAGGTGGTCCGCCATGCCGACTCCTTCATGCACTTGGGTACTCCCCTCATAACTCATCTCGGCCCGCAGACGGTCACGGAGATCCACCCCATCTTCGACAACATCGGACTCGGTTCCTGATGGACTATGAGGGGATGCAATCTCGAGCCCAAGGTCCCAAGAAGCTCTACGGAGACAGGGTGCAGATGCCCATTCGGATCTCCAAGGGTTTGAGAAACGCACTTCGGAGGAAGGCCGGCCACCGCAACGTGAACCGAGTGGTTACGGAGTTGGTGAAGGGTTACGTGGTGGGGAAGTACGAGGTTGAGGACTAGCTCCCCCATTAGGGATTAGGCATTCTGCCCGCGTCTGTTGATCTCGGCGCGTCTGGCGGTGTAGTAATCCTCCAGGAGTTCGGGTCTGTTTAGAGCGACCCAGGTGACGACGGAGCCCCAACGCCACTTCAGGCGAATGCCGTATCGACGTCGACCCGTCTTGCCCCCCTTGGGGTGGTCGTAAGGAGGGAATCCCATCGTGGCGGACGTTGCCCATCTCTTGACAGTGGACTCGGTGACGCCGAGCCGCTGGGCGATCTCGTTGTAGCCGAGTAGAACTTCTGATTCTGACATTCTCGTTCTCCCTCTCTATACTGCTCGACTGTCAAGTGGGTTTCCCACCCATCCACTTGCAAGACCTACGCACGGCGATGGCGTAGACAGTGAGGACGTAGGGGGGGTTGGGTCTCATCCATGCCCAACCCCCCCTACTTGTCAGAAGTGGAACTCCTCGACGGTAGCCGAGAAGATCTCGTACCCTCGCAAGATGAACGACAGGACGATGAGGGTGATGATGACCGCGATGAAGTAGCTCCAGAAGTTTCTACTCATCGAAGAAGCTCCGGCCTGTTGTCCCGCACCCACTTGGCGACTCGACCCCAACGCCAGTACTTCTTCTGGCCGCGTCCGAAGTTGCGGCGGTCGGCATTGCGCGGTCTGTCGGGGTTGGGGAAACCATGACGGTCAGAGTTGTACCAACGGACCACGGTACGGGGATGCACCCTTAGCCGGCGTGCTATCTCTAGTCGGTCGATGAGCTCGAAGTCGCTTTGTGGTTTCATTGGTTCCTTTCATGCTTTCCGCACTCTCAACACTTCAGCATCGACCACTTCACTGAGATCTAGCTCCCCCTTCTCGATTTCGGCGATGAGGTCCTCTGCGACGTCACGTTGGGAGTACGAATCATCGAGCCCTTCGACCAGGACACGACAGGTGAGCGATACGTCCAGCTCATAGACACCTTCGGTGCCCTCCCACTTTCGGATGGTGCTGAGCCCTTCGGTGATGAGGCCGATCCGGTCGGTCATTGCCGCACCGACATGAGAACGCCGTAGTAGTCCGCTTCGCCGTACTTGCGTCGGTTGACCACCATCGGCTTGCCGGCTTCCTGTAGCCGAACCGCGAATGGAACCGAGTACTCCACGGCGGACAACCCAGCAGCGTCGATGAGCTTCTTGAGGTAGGCGCCGTTGAAGTGCTGGGCGTCTTCGTCGTTGGCGATGAACTTCCGGTAGTCGGGGAAAGTTGCGTCGATCGAACGGAGGGAGACAGTCTGTACCTCCGTGTTGGGGTCGATAAACCCACTCACCTTGACGAGCCGAGGGTCGGAAACGTCGATCACCACCATGCCCATATCGTTAGTCCACTCCTCGGCGAACCGCTTCTCCATCGCAACCAACGCTTGGGCGAGCTGCTTCGCTGGGACCAGAACGGATCCAGCGACGATCTTCCCAACCAGGGTGATTGGGGCTTGCTGTGTCCCCTTACTCGTCATCTTCTCCAGGTCTGGGTAGTGGGGAGCATCATCGACCTTGCGACAGGAGAGGAAGTAGGAGTTGGTCGTAACGATCGAAACCTCTCCCTCAGTGTTCCACTCGATGCTCATACCGGTGAGGACCGGCCTGGCCTTGTCGGTGCCAGAGCTCTTGACCAACGCGGCCACTTGCTTTGCCGTTGTGCGGTTCAGTACCACTTGCATAGTTGTTTCCCCTTTCAGGATTGCCATTCTTTGCCGGACTTATACTAGGTTATCACCATCCTCGCGTGCGACTTCCAGGATCCTTGCCACCACTGCCGAGAACTGCCGCCAGAAGTAGTCCTCTGAGAGAACCTTGATAGCCGCGTTGGTGAGCTCGGCGTCGGTGAGGTCGGTGACGATGGTGCCGGCCGTCACCGATAGGTGCTGACGGACAGCTTCGGGCGTGTAGTGGACGGTGAGTAGGCCGCGGTCTCTTTGGATCTTGGCTACCCGCGACGCGACTTCCTCTGGGTACTCCACTAGAAGATCACCACCCTCTCGATTTCGTGCCAGGGGAAGAACCGTGAAGTTCCATCCTCTAGCTCAATTTCCAGACCGTAGGCACCGTCGCCTGAGTAGGTTGAGCTGCACGTCCCCTCTACTCCATTGACCTCGATGGTGTACCCAACCGTGAGGTGCCCGAATACGCCGTACCACGTATCGTCGTCGGTGCCTTCACCGAAGATCACGTTGACTCCCCGAGTTTCCTCCTTCAACCTTCCTCCTTCAACCACATTCGCTCGATCCAGACCTCATCCGTCGACGGATCGAACCATTCCTCCGGCAATCCCTCCGCCATCCCGGCGACCACGCCGGCGAAGTTCGGCTTAGGGCTGTCTTCCCACCACCGCACTTCGACTAGAACCGCGATGATCGCTCTTTTGTACTCACCCTCCATGCCTACTTTCCTTTCACGATGTATAGGGCACTTCTTCCTGTGTCTCCGGGTCGTGGCGGTATGCCGGCTTGTAGATTTCTTCCCATCCCTCTCGACAGTCCAAGCATCGAACCTGCTGGACAACCGCATAGTCGTCTATCTCAAGATCGCCGCCCTCGATATCGTTGCTTCCACAGTATGGGCACCGATACCACGGTGTGATTTCCATGCCTACTTCCTCCCCTTCACGAAACAACGACCGCAGATCGCCGTACCGTCGTCGTTGAACGTCACTGTCTCGGGGTGCTCGGAGCAAACCTCTGTCCGCTTCGCCCATCCCTCTTTGCCGTACTCGCGCTCTCGGTAGAAGGTGCGATAACGCTGCAGGTAGGTCTTCTCGTCTTTGCAGTGTGCGATCACTGCCGAGATCGTGGCGTGGCACCCACTGAGCACCCACTTCTTGCGTGGCGTCCAGTCCTCCGCCATTCTTGGAAGATGGCAGAAGTGCAGTGGTGGGAGCTCGCCCAAGAGCATGTACGCCTCGGCGATATCTTCGGTGAGATCCATCCCCCCGCCGGTGAGAGCCAGGTGCGGTTTGTCATCCAGCATGATGATGCAGACGGCGCCTCCCCGAGCGTAGAGAATCGCTTGGGCGTCTTCGGGCTCGACGCGAGTGTCAATCGGATAGGCGTAGTTCATGACGGGCTCGCCGACCAGGGTGCCGGTGTCTAGGAAGGCTTCGGAGATCTCAAAGCTCTCGGGCTCTGGATCGTCGGGGAGTCGGTCGCCGAAGGCTTCGTCAACGACGCGGGCTCGCTCGCCGGCCGTGAGCGCGTCCCAGTTGGCACCAACGAGCTCGACGCGCCCATTGGGGTCGATGTCGACATAGCCAGCTTCGGACCAATCGACGTGGATAGGTTGGCAGAACAAGTTCCGCCGGTGCATTTGTGTCGGATTCATTCGTCCGGGCTTCGCGGTTTCCTTTACCGCCATTTCATCTCTCCTTTCCGGGTTTCAGTGTTTCGTATGGGTTGCCCGGCACCATGAGAGCGAAGGGGGTCATGTGATACTCGCTCCCATCGAACACGATGGCCGTGACAACGGCCACTCGCGTGCCTGCAGGAATGTCAACGGCCAGCTCGCATTCCAGTAGTCCTTGAGCTCCGTCCCCGAAGACTTTCTCCAGGGTTTGGAAGTTCTTCTTCTCAGCTCTTGTCAACAACGCGTGTCCCCTTTCTGGCCGCTTCTGAGCATTCGGCACACGGACATAGCTGCCCAGGTGCGAGCTCGTCGGCTGGATCTACTTCGATTCTGTACTTCGGTCTTGGGGTCACTCCCCACCATGCCGCGGACCACGTAGTTAGGTGCGCGTTTAGTAGGGCGAGCTCCACTTCCTCATCGGTGCCGGCGAGAGGTCCGGTGATCCAGTGAACGGTGACGAAAGTTCCGTGCCGGTAGCGTTTGGCAGTGGTCATTTCGTCGTTCCTTTCTCTACGGTCCTCAGACATATTCCACTTTGGTGATGTCGGTGCGGAGCTCACCACACTCACACCAATATTCGGTTTCCGATTCACTCTCTCCCGAACTGGCGGAGCTCAGCTCGATTACCAGGGTGTCTCCATCCCAGTGGGTATCGTGTTTGTAGGGCACGTTCCACCATGCAAAGACTTCATGTCCTTCATGCATCATTTCGTCGTTCCTTTCCCTGCGTTTGGCAGTGGTCATTGGTCCCGCCACGTAGCGAGTAGGTCGTCGTCGCGGGCACTAGCGATTCTCTCTACGGTGTCCGCTGCGGACGCCAGAGCTTCCCCGATGAGGTCGCAATCCCAAACGATTGACTCGGCGATGTATCGGGCCCGCGCGGTTGGGGTGTCTCTTGGATCTGGATCCAATCCCCCTATCGAACTTGCTCCCACTTCGGCGCCGGCGTAGTAGACCGTGACGTCGGCCACGTAGCTTTCGCCACTTGCCACCACCCATTGCTGACTACGTACCGCTTCGGTGATTCGTTCTTGGATTCGTCCTCGCGACATTCCAGCTTTGCGGTAGTAGTCCTCTAGGCCGTCAAGACCGCTGGGCACGAACCAATCGGGGAGCTCGCTCGGATTGTGTTGCGTGTAGCCTGCGAGCGGGGGTCCCACTTCGGGCAGTCGTGGCACGGCGCCCGGTTCCCACTTGTGGGAGAACTCCCCGGCGTAGCTGAGATCTGGATTGAGATCCCTCTCCACGCGGATCGTTACGGTGGTGCCGGCGATTTCGAGGATGGTGGCGCGCCCGGTGCCGATGTCCGAAGCGATGGCGTCGACCCATTCGCGTTCGGTGTCGGTGCGCTTGTCTTCGGTGCGTGCCCAACGGAGCCGTGTCCCCGCCGGCGCGTCTGGGTAGGTCTTGGCGTATTCGTGAGCTCTTGCGATGGTGGTCATGACGCCTCGCAGTCGTGCCCGTAGGCCCATTCTCCGGCGTCGGTGCCGTCGTTTAGGTCGAAGATCCGTCCGCATTCGGGACACTTGACCATCATGTGATTCCCCTTTCCGGTTGTCGTTAGCCAATCGGCGACTTGCGGCCAGAGGTAGACCCCACCGCGCGACGACCCGACTACCTTCGCGGGGAAGGGTGTCGGGCAGTGGTGGCAACCCTGGCACATTGGATCTTTGGCGTAGCGGGCGATCCAGTTAGATACTGCCGCTGAGGTGACGCCGGCGCGCTTTGCAATCTCGGTGATCGTCACAAGGTCGTCTGTGTTGACTATCACCGACTCGCCCTTCCCCGATCAGCAACCCCGACCGATACGAAGGCATTTAGGGGGAAGAGGTAGAAGATAGCCTCTTGAGCTAGGTCCGGGTAGGCCACGATCTCCACTTTGTCCCTGTGGTGGCGAACTGCCACGACGGGGACACCTCGAAGTGTGTCGCCCGGCTTCACGAATCCAGCTCGCATCTTGACGGTGCCCCTCACTTGCCCGCTCCCCGCTTCCACGCCGCGAAGTTCCGCCGGCGCGTTCGCTCTCTCTCAACCCCGTCCCACCATCGCGCCGGTAGTGCATGTGGAGGCCATTGGTCACAGGTGATCGCGTGCTCGGTGAGCTCCGAGAACGCTAGGTGACTTGACCCCATTACGCGCCCGGTTGCGTAGTTCTCATTGGCGTCGGTGCATGTGAATGCCATTAGGAACCTCTCTCGGATTGCAGCTTCCGTAGGGCAGTGTCGATGTGGGCATCGGTGTAGTTCCACTCATATGGGAATGGCATTCGGCCGGCGTCGACCGCGTCCCACATCGCGTCCCACCGATACCGCATCGGGCAATCGTGCCGAGATCCGATGCGATCGTGATTGCATTCACCGTGCATTGGCGCCGTTATGGCACGTCGCATGATGTTTAGGTGTGCATCGGTGATCTTCACAGATCCCCCTTTCGCGCGACGTCGGTGACCGACTTGACCAACGTGACGTCGGGGTGTGTGTCCACGTACTGCCACAACGGTTCACCGGTGTAGTCGGGGAGCTTGCCGGCGTCGGCGAGGATTTCGGCGCCCGTCACCAACCATTGGTCCCCGTAACCGTAGGTCATTGGGGATTTGCCGACTAGCTCCCCGTCCGCGTAGGCGACGGTTGTGTGGTAGGTATTGCCGCCGGTGCGGTCGAACCACCGTCGACCCAAGATCGTCAAGACCATTTACGTATTCCCCTTTCTCTGAGTCGCATTATGGCAAAGAATGGCGAAGGTTGTCAAGTGATTTCTCGGTCGGCGATCAGACGCCGGCGGAGGTAGCGGCGAACCTCTCGCCGAATGTCGCCGCCACCGCGCTTCCCCGTGGCGAGGGCTTGCAAGTCGACTCCCGCTACCAACGCAGGGTGCGGATACCTATCCGCGTACGCGTTTCGTATTAGGGATTGCATGTAATACCTCTCGGCCAGGTGTGACCGAAGGTGGTCCGTGTTGCCGATTTCGTCGCCGAGAGGTTTCCCGCTGCCGGTGTCGCGTAGTAGGCAGTAGAAACAATCCCCCGCCGGCGCGCTTGCCAAGATCTCACCCGCCGTGGTGGCGTCGATCCCCTTCACGTAATCCGCGATGAGTCGTTCCGTGGCCGCGTTCTCAGCGTCGATGGTGTCGAAGTTGGGCGCGTCTTCGGGATTGGTCACGGTGCCGGCGTCGGCGTCGACCGTCATGCCGTCGAAGTATTCCACGTGCCTACCGTGGTCGAAGTCGCTTGACTCGCCGGCGTCGCCGATCCGGGCGAACCATTTGCCCGCACGCGAGTACACGTAGAAACCGATTGGGGTGAATCGGTTTATGCGGTCTTTCGTGGTGACGGTGCGGTATCCACCGCTATCGACCGTGAAGCTGCCGCCGGTGTGGTGGGTCACAACGTCGGTAGCGTGAAGTTGCACCGCGATGTCGGTGGATCCCCGGCGAACTAGGCGCGTATTACGTGCCACGATTCGACTGTGCATTCTGGCGCCGGTGCCGCGATGGTGTAAGGCGGCGTCGGCGTCGGTGTACGTTCTCGGGTCGGTCATGTATTCCCCTTTCACTTAGGTGTCGTCGGTTGCACGGTTGTCGGTAGGATCTTTGCCGGCGTCTTCCGGCGTCTTCCCCGTGGCGCCGTCGAAGTACCGTTGGTGCCGAATGCAATAAAGCTCCCCGTCACCGGTGGCACGGTTGTCGGTAGGGCATTCGCGGTGGTCGGTCGTTCTCATGACGTGCACCCTTCGTCGTCGTGGTCTTTCGCGTTGGCGCGCATACGGCGCCGAATGGCGTCGATAGCGTCGCCGTATTGGCGCCACGGTGCACCGACTAGCCTTGCCGCTTCACGTCGGTTGGCGAGTATGCGGATTTCGCCGGCCAGCTCCCGGCCGAGTCGCTTGTGGGCACAATCGGTCATGGTGTCACCAACGTGCCGAAACCTTCCAGCATCGCCGGAAGACCATCGCGGCTAGGTCGATAGACCATCACGTGCACGGATCCGCGCGGATTCACCGCCACCCGCCCGGCGGCGAAGTTTCGCGCGTCGACCAACGTGACGTGCCCGTGCCATTCGAGTTGTCCGGTGCGATACCGGGTGCACGTGGAATAGTTCGCGGTCATGTAATCCCCTTTCTAGGTCGTGGTCGATAGGTGTCCGTCCGCCGGTGTCCGCAATACGCGCACCGGCGAACGGTGACAAGTTTCTCCCGGCGGATGTCTAGACCTTGTGGGGTCCACCGGTGACGGTTGGCGACGGTGCACGGTTGTCGCTTCACGGTGCCACCGATACTGCCGGCGCCGTGGTGGTCGGTGCCGGCGGTGCACAATCGGTCGATAGGCCGGCGCCGACGATGGCGATGAGAACGACGGCGGCGACGTTACGCGCGAGTCGCTTCACGGTGCCACCATCGGTGCCGGCGCGTATGGGCGAATGACGCCGGCGTCGGTGTCGAAGTATCCGCCGTGCACCGAGTAACCGTTGGGCCGTATCACCACGGTGAGCGTTGTCGCGACTTCGCGTGTATTGGGGTCGATCACGTTAGACCACTGTGTAAACCCGTGATCCCTCACGCGTTCTATTACGGCCGTGGTGTCGCCGGCGCCGGCGCGTTCCCACGCGGCGCCGTAGTCGGTGCACGTGACAATGGTGCGGGGAAGCCTTAGGGCACCGAGAAGGGTTTCGGCGTGAGCAAGTCTGGCGCCGAAGAGTATGTGCACGTCGACGTCGGCGAAGTATTGCCGGCGAAAGTCTTTCGGCAAGTGGTCGGTACGACCTATGTGGTCGGGGAGTCGGTGTCGGCCAGTGGTATAGGCGACTTCCGTGCCGGTGCCGTCGCACCCTCTACAGGGTATTAGCACCGGATAGGAACGTTGCCGGCCGGTGCCGTTGCAAGTGGCGCGTCCAGCGTAATCCTGGCACGGTTTCGCGGTTCCACGCGTCTTCCCCGACTTCGCCGAAGAGGGTGAACGGTAGGCTTCCCCCGACTTTCGGGTAATGCCGTACCCTTTGCACCGCGTGCACGTGACGACTTCGCCAACGTGCCGTGAGGCGTCTAGTTGGTACTCCGCCGGCGGGGAGTCGGTAGGACCGTATCGGTTGGCGTCGGTGTCGTTGCCGATTCCCCCACAATCGGTGCATGGCACTAGAGGGTAATCGGGGAGCTCATCGGTGATCGGCGCCGGCGCCGGCGTCGCGTTGTCGGTCATGGTGTAGCCTTTCGTCGGTGGCGAAGGGTGAAGCGCTCGGCGTGTGGCGCGCATAGCTCACACTGCCGGCACGTATCGGTTGGTCGATAGGTGCCACGGAACAACAACGCGTACACGCACGCCGGCGAACACAGGCAACCGATGCACCTATTGCACGTGCACCCTAAGCCTTGTGCCGGAGAACGTCGGCCGTGCCAGACGTCGCCGGTGGTGGTGGTGGTGGTGTCGGTGTCGGTCATGACGTCACCAAACCGGCGGCATCGGTGAAGCGCTCGGCGTCGAACGTGTCGTTAGTGCCGGCAAGAACCTCCGCGAATCGTTCCACCAATCGCCGATGCCAGTCGGTGCCGGCGAAGTCGGCAAGGGTGCCGGCGATGAGCTCGAAGTGTTGGCGCGTCATGTTCGCCGGCGCCGGATCCGTCGGCCGTGACCATATCGGCCGATGGTCGGTCATGTACTGTGCACACTCACAGTCGGTGAGTAGGCCGCAGTAATGTTGCACCGCGTAGACTTCCCACAGGCTGCCGGCGCCGGGTCCATCGTTCGCCCATTCGGCGCCGAAGCGCGCAAGGGTGGCGTCGACGTGTTCGCCGATAGGAACATCGCCGGCGAAAGCTTTGCCGTCTTCGTCGACGCACCATGTTTCCTCCGCGCCACCATCGCACACAAGCTGTAGCTCGGTGCAAGTGTTCGTCGGTGATCTAGTCATGCCGTCACACTCTCCCTACTAGTTCGGTCGCCGGCGGAATGCCGACAACATCGGTAAGGGTGGAACGATCAGACGCGCCGGAGTAGATAGGTGAGTGTTGGCGCCGGAGTGTTCCACCCTTGCCGATGGCGTCGGTATCGGTGGCGTCGGTCATGGCGCCTAATCTACGGCAAAGGGTGGCACAATGCAAGTAGAAAGATTTCGCGAAGATTTCGCCGGCGAAGGGTGGAAGGGTGGAAGGGTGGAAGGGTGGAAGGGTGGAAGGGTGCCAGGATCTAGGCCGAAAGTCGGCGAAGGGTGAAGACGCCGACGCCGAAAGGGTGAAGACTGCCGGCAAGGGTGAGAATGCCGGCGAAGTCGAAAGGGTGGCGAAAGGGTGAAGGGTGGAGTGTGGTCGTCGCCACCCTTCCACCCTTACGGCATAGGAAGGGTGAAGGGTGAAGGGTGCCGGCGTCGCTGACTGTGAGCGCGTCGCCGGCGTGAGAATGGCGAAGGGTGAAGGGTGAAGGGTGGAGGGTGACGACTACAGGGTGAAGGGTGACCGATGCCGGCGAAGGGTGAAGGGTGGCGATGGCGTCGACGTTGCCGGCGCCGAATCCACGATGATCGGCGAAGGGTGGAAGGGTGCCGGCGAAGGGTGACGACTACAGGGTGAAGGGTGAAGGGTGGAAGACGTCGCCGGCGTGGAAGGGTGGAAGGGTGAAGGGTGAAGACGCTAGCGGAGAGTAGGGGCACCCCCACCGAGGGTGGTCGACCCCACACAGGGTGGTAGGAGTCCCACGCTACAACAACCCTGAACCCTTTTCGCCACTCTTTGCCATATTTCTGACTCAAGTTGCTAACTTGCTCGTTTGTTGGCACAACCCATCGAGTGTTTACACGCGTTCCCTTGTGCGGGGAGCGGGGTTCAGCCCCCCTCCTACGAGCAGCCGGTTGTGCTCCCGCAGTTGAGACAGGTGTGACAGCTTCCGGTACGGATCAAGAGGCCACCGCAGGTTCCGCAGACCATGACTTTCCTTTCAGCGAGGGGGCAGGAATCCTACTCGCCGGTCTTGGGACGCCGAATGAAAGGTTGTTAGCATGTTCGCATGGACGACAAGCCCCCCGTCGCCGACAGGACGAAGACCCTGACGGCTCGGGTGACGCCCGAACTCCACAAACAGGTCAAGTTGGCCGCTATCGAGGCCGACCTGTCGATGGAGGACTTCGTGAGAAGGGCGGTCAGCGAGAAGATGGCTCGCAAGAGGTCGTAATGGACGAAGCCGCGCTCCGTTTCGTGACCGTATTCAGCATCACGGTCATGATCGCCATCGCTCTGACCTTCCTGGGGATCGCTTTCTGGTTCCGCGACTACCACAACGGCCTCGAGAGCGACAACAAGGAGCTCACCAAGCTCAATCGCGACCTCAAGAGGGAGAACGTGGCTCTTCTGGTCGAGAACAACCGCCTCCGCGACGAGTACATGACGATCCGGGCCAGATTCCACAAGATTCAAGGCCGATAGCCGCTTCTATAGCGGACTCGCTATAGTTCTGCCTACACCGCGGGGTGGAGCAGAGGCAGCTCGCTTGGCTCATAACCAGGAGGTCGGGGGTTCGAGTCCCCTCCCCGCTACTAGGGCTTCTTCAAGCCCCAGACCTTCCGCAAGAGTTCCTCATCGGTTGGTGGCCTACGGATCCACCAGATGACCCACCCCACCAGCACCACCCATCCGGCAACAATCACGCTCATACTCCTTATGACCGTCGACTCTTCCGATCCTTACACTACCCTTTCTCTCTATGGCAGATCTGGCCGTAGTTCCTAGCCAAGACAACGTCACCGTTGCTCAGTACCTCTCTCTCCCCGACGTCGTGGCATGGGAGAAGATCCCTCATGAGTCCAAAGAGCAGCACGACGCCTTTCTGGCCTACCTGGAGTTCCCTCCCCGCTCCATCACTGGCCTAGCCGAACAGATCGGCTCCCCAACTACCACTCTCTACCGATGGGCGCGCCGTTTCTCTTGGGAGGATCGGGCTAGGGAGTTCGACATAGAGATGGACCGAGCCTTCGCCCGGGAGATGGCTCATCAGGCTCGAGAGACGGCTCGCCGACATTCCCAAGAAGCTCGAGACACCATCAAGACCCTTCTCGCTCCCGTCGAGGCCATGCGGCTCCGTTACGAGGAAGACCCCGAGCGGTTCATAGCCGAACTCAGTGAGAAGGATCTCAACACCCTCTTCTCGATGGTCAACAAGTCTGCAGCCAAGCTGCCCTCTATGATGAACGCCGAGCGTCTTGCACAAGGTTCGCCAACGGAGATCACCAAACGTCATGACGACCACTCACTCTCAGTCGATATCGGAGACCCAGCAAGAATCATCGACACGATCTCGGCGCTTGGAGGACTGGATTACCTCTCTCAACTCCTCAGAGCGGGAGATGCTGGGGAAGTCATTGAAGCCGAGGCTTACGAAGTACATACCGATCTATCCGACGCCTCGCCAGACAGCCTTCCTCCTGGCTCCCCAACGTGAGGTTCTCTACGGGGGCGCGGCCGGTGGTGGGAAGTCGTTCGGGCTCCTCATGGGGGCTCTCCAGCACGTAGACATTCCTGGCTACTCGGCCGGCATCTTCCGTCGCACCTTCCAGGATCTCGCCCTTCCTGGTGCCCTCATGGCTCTTTCCAAGGAGTGGCTCATGAACACCGATGCTTCCTGGAACGCCGAGCGTTACGTCTGGACCTTCCCTTCGGGCGCCACCATCATGTTCGGCTACCTCAAATCCATTGACGACAAGTTCCGCTACCAGGGATCGCGTTTCCACTACATCGCTTTCGATGAGCTCACCCAGTTCGAGGCCGAGCAGTACCTCTATCTCTTCTCCCGCAACCGCAGAGAGGACCATGAGACCACGAACTCCCCTGCAGCCCAGATCCCCCTACGGATGAGGGCCGCGACCAACCCCGGCGGTGTCGGTCATGAATGGGTCAAGAAGCGGTTCATCGGGACGGCCCGCAAGCCCGTTCGCAAGAAGTCTCGCCTCTTCATCCCCGCCTTCTTGTCGGACAACCCCTACCTCGATCAACACAGCTACCGCGAGTCCCTCGAGGAGCTCGACATAGTCACCAAGGCCCAACTTCTCCGCGGTGACTGGGAGGCCGATGCCAGGGGCGGCATGTTCAAGCCCCACTGGTTCAACATCTCAGAAGATCCTCCCCACCGCTTCTCCTACCTCATCCGTTACTGGGATATGGCCGGGACCTCTGCCAGACGCGGTCGTTCCCCCGACTACACGGTGGGGACCAAGCTCGGTCTCGACCAACAGGGCACCTACTGGGTCCTAGATGTCCGCCGCTTTCGAGAAGAGCCGCCCGACACCGAACGGCTCATCTATGAAACCGCAATAGCAGATGGCCCCGGGGTCGACATCTTCATGGAGAGGCAGCCGGGTTCCGCGGGCAAGGGCGAGATCTCGAACTACGCCCGCAATGTCCTCCCGGGGTTCGCCTTCCGTCAGCACCAGACCACCGGCGACAAATCCATTCGCGCCAAGCCCGTGTCCACAGCAGCAGAGAACGGTCTCGTCAGCATCCTCTACGCTGAGTGGAACGAATCCTTCCTCGATGAGCTGTCCCTCTTCCCCGATGGTTCGTTCGATGACCAAGTTGACTCTCTTTCTGGTGCCTTCGACGTGATCTTCCGTCGAGTCCAGGTCGCCAAGCGAGGACAGGGTAAACAGACCTCACGCTTCGCCAGCAGACGACGATGAAATACCTCAACAAGCTCCATTGCCGTCTAGCCGGTCATTATTGGCTCGGGGGGCAAGAGGTAGTTCCTCTTGCGACCTGGCCCATCTATCGCTACACCCCGACCTACATAGGACACCAAGTATGCGGTAGATGTTCCATCAAACGCAAGGTCAGATTGCGAGCAAGTCCTCAGCCGCGTACCGGAGGTCGCTTATCCTTGCCTCGAGAATCGACGGAGGCTTAGTTGGCTCTACCCCCCCAGGTCGTTCCCCGCGGCAGAGATGTTCCTCCGGGTCCCTTCGATGTCGAGATCATCCTTCAACTGATCCGACACGAAGAGGGACTCTTGGGAACCGAGCTCGAGGATCTCGACCGCTACCGCGACTACTACGAAGGAACTCAGTCACTCGTCTTCGCTACCCAGGAGTTCCAAGAAGCCTTCGGCGAAACATTCCAGGGCTTCCGCGACAACTGGTGCGAGGTCGTTGTGGATACGGTGGAGGACCGTCTCGACGTTCAGCGGATCTCCTTGCGTGACGAGTCTTCAGATGACCCCCTCAATCCAGATGACGATCCTGTCTGGCAGGTCTTCCTCAACAACGAGTTCGAGGAGATCCAATCGGAGCTCTACAACAACGCGTTGGTCGAGGGTCGTTCCGCCATTCTGGTCTGGCCTGACGACGAGCTCGGCGCCCGCATCGACGCTCAGGTAGCTCAGAACTTCAAGGTCACCTATCACCCCGACGACAAGCGGCGTCCCATCTGGGCCATCAAGCGATGGTTCACCGAGGCCGGGGAAGCTCGGATGACGGTCTACTTCTCGGACTTCATCTACAAGTTCCGAACGGATGGGAACTTCAACATCATCAACAACGTTGTCACTTTCCCCAACACCGGATCCTCGTGGGTGATACGTCCGCCGCAAGAGACCGGTGATCCCTCTTGGCCTCTCCCCAATCCACTCGGCATGGTCCCCATAGTCGAGTTCCGCAACCGCGGCGATGTCTCTGAGATCATCAACGTCATCCCCCAGCAAGATGCTCTCAACAAGTCCATCGTCAACATGATGGTCGCTTCCGAGTTCCACGGCTTCCCTCAGCGTTACATCATCTCTTCCAACAAGGCGCCGGCGGAGGGTTGGGCTTCTGGCCCCGGCACCATCTGGGAGATCGAACCCGAAGTAGACATCGACGGCAAATCGCTTCCCACTGAGGTCGGCTCCCTCGATGCGGCTGACCCCTCCTCCTACATCAAGATCATCGAGTTCTTCAAGGAGGACATCGCCGCGACCTCCCGAACCCCGATAGATGTCTTCGGCGTTTCTTCCCAGCGGGGACAGCGGGGAGACGCTCCATCTGGGGAATCTCGCCGCGTGGGCGAAGGTGGTCTCATCAAGAAGGTCGAGAAGCTCCAAGCCCGTTGGTCGAAGCGTTGGGTCATGGTTGCTCGCTTGGTAGCAGCGGCTCTCGGCGACGCCGATGCCTCTGTCACCCGCGGAGATGTCATCTGGGCCAACCCTCAAGCTCATTACTACATGCTGCTTCTCGAAGAGGGCCGTAAGATGATCCAGGAGTTGGGTCTTCCCCCAGAGATGGCTTGGAAGCGTCTCGGGATGGACGAAGCCGAAATCGCTGATGCCTTGGCCTACTTCAAGGAACGAGAGGCCAGAGAGGAGCGAATGGACAAGATCGACCCAGAGATGCCGTGAACGGTTGATAGCACCCTTCCCGGATCCTCCTACCCGGCTCACCCTCAAGCCCTCTTCGCCGTTCTTCCAATCCGCCCACGGAGAAGAGGCCAGCGCACAGAGGCGGGAAGCACTACGGGGAGGGTGCTATCAACCGGTTATTGTCAACAACTTCGCCCAGTTGCTACTCTGGCTCGCGTGAGAAACTTCCTGAGCGTGCCAGGTCATGCACGCACCGGTAGCTGGCTCCGGTCAACGCGAGCACCGATACCGTGGAGGTAGACGTGGACGATCTTCGACGCCGATTGATTCCCACCCTGTATGGAGCCGATGAGGAAGATGCTGAGTCACCTTCCGAAGAGACTCCACCGCAGACCCAAGAACTATCAGCAGAGGAGCTCGAGAAGATGGCAGCTCGGGCGAGCGATCGTGGAGGCCGCAAGGCCGTAAACAAGCTCACCGAGGAAGCAGGTTTCTCCTCGAGACAGGAGATGCTCGACTACATCAAGGCTCAGCGAGAGCGAGAGGATTCGGAGAAATCCGAACTCGAGAAAGCTCAGACCGTGGCCCAGTCGAAACTCTCAGAGGCCCAATCGCTTGTGGAGTCGGTCCAGGCAGAACGCTTCGATCTCGCGATCGAGCGTCGTGTCATCAGGGCCGGCGTCGCCGACGAGAAGGTCGAGCGTATCGTCACACTCATCAAGTCCGAGATCGGGGACACCGATCCTGACGCCTGGAACGAAGACATCGAAGCAGCACTCGAGTCAGTCAGAGAAGATCTGCCTGAGCTCTTCGGCAAGTCGTCTTCCGCCACCACTGGATCCGGGGATGGTGGGGTGCCAACGAGCCCCCCGCCGCCACCTGTAGACCAAGTGAACAAGCAAGTGGAAGAGCTTCTCTCCCGAGGGAGAGTCCGCCTTCCCGGCTAGTTCCCCGAGTAAGGAAAGGCAATGGCTCGACTAGACAAGACATTTGTCGAGGTCCGAGCGACGGTGAAGTCGGATACGGCGATCGCTGGTGTCTTCGGTGATGACACAAACCCCAACCTGGCCTGCGTGGCCCTCGACGCAAACGGTGAGCTCGTTCTCGCCGGCGAGGGTGCGGCCTTGGGAGTCATCGACACAACCGAAGGCAAGGCGGACTCCTCAGTCCCGGGCTTCCTCAGTGCCGCAGCCGGATCGGTGGTGACGGTGTTCAAGGTTGCCCAGTTCGTGGAAGTCACGGACGCAGGCTTGACCGCCGGTGATCCCATCTATTCGGCAGCCGCCGGTGACGTGGCTACGTCGCCCCCGGCGTCGGTACAGAAGATCGGTGACGTGATGAAGGAGTCAACCCGCATCATGTTCGACTTCTCCGCACCCGCCTAGGAAGGAATGAGATGAAGACGATCGTTGATCGCGAACTCTCACGTTCCGTCCTAGAGCGTGCGGCGTCGCGAGGAATCATCAGGCCGGCGCTGATCCCCGCACTCTTCGGCTCGGATGAGGGTGGCACCGGTCCAGCCGGTGTCCACGCTCGCGCCGATGTCGGTCCCCGAAACACGGTTGACGGAGTTCCGCTAGAAACCTTGTGGAACGAGTACAACACGCGTCTCGCAGCCTTCAATCGCACGGCCTCTCGTTTCGAGGCCATGCTCGCCTTCCAGACGAACAATCTCACCCTTCGCATGGGTGTGCCTCGTCGGAAGCAGATGGAGCAGGCGACCGAGTACGGACAGCCGACTCGTATCCGCACCGAGCGTGTCGCGCGAGGTTTCGACCTCAAGCACTATGACATCGGATTCGGCTTCACTCAGGAGTTCCTGGATGACGCCACAGCGGAAGAGATCGCGGCGATCCCGCCCCTGGCCGAGGAAGCATGGAACGCCCGCAGGAAGAAGACCCTCCTGCAGCGCCTCATGCTTGAGAACAACTACACGGATCCCGAAGAGGGGATCGCTGTCAAGAAGCTCTACAACGGAGACGGGGAGGTCCCCCCGGACTACCAGGAGTACTCCTTCGACGGCAACCACACGCACTACCTGTGGACGGCCTCCACGGCCGTCGCCCAGGCAGACCACGAAGCCGCTGAGCTCCACCTGATCCACCACGGATACGGTGACCTGGCTCTCGACGGCCTCGGCGGTCAGATCCAGGCCCGAATGGATCGTGCGTTGGTGAAGACATTCCGCGGCTTCGCGGACTTCATCCCTGCTCAGTCCGCAACCGTGGCCTCGATCTTGCCGAACTCCGGTGTGGTCGTGGCCGGCAAGGCTCCTGGGGATGGGATCCAGGGCCACGTCGGGCAGACGGCAATCATCGAGGACCCGGGGATGCCCGCCGGTTACATTCTCTACACCGCTTCCGGTGGAGAGCTGTCCGGTCAGAACCCCGTGGGTATGCGCTCGCACCGGAACCCTTCGGCTCGCGGGCTCAGGCTCAACCCGGGACGCACCGACTACCCCATCTACGACTCGTTCTACGACGGGTACGTGGGTGGTGGCATCATGAACCGTGGTGCCGCTGTCGTGCTCTTCGAGGATGCTGGCGCGGCCGGCGCCTACGTCGATCCTGCCTCACTGGCGGAGTAAGACGATGAACTTGGGGGGAGGGCTGAGTCCCTCCCCCCAAGCTCAGAGAGGAAACGATGGAATACACGCCAGAACAGAACGGTCTTGTCATCCTCAAGAAGCGTGAGCTCCTACGGATGGGCAGACCAGAGATCGTCGCTCGTATCGACATGCAGATAGAAGCGGGAGTCCCTTTCGCTGAACTGCAGTTCCTCGATCCGACCGCTCAAGCCCCCAACGAGATCAGACCACAGACCAGCGTCGACGCCACCCAGCTCGAGACTCCTCCCCGTTCGGGGAAAGGGGCTACCAAGGCAGCATGGCTCGATTTCGCACTGCTCACCATGGATATCGACCCTGATGTCTTGGCCGACTCATCTCGGGATGACATCATCGTCATGCTCGAGCAGGCAGAGATCATCCCCATCCTCGAGCCCTAGGTTGCTACCCTCGCTGTTGACGAATCCGGTCACGAAAGGAAAGTCATGACCCCTGTCATCTTGGGTCCGGCCAAGGAACTCCACTTCCCTCTCGCCGGGCTCGTTTTCACCCGTAACGACGAATCTGGCCTCTTCCTCGTGAAGAGGACCCACCAACCGAAGGCGGAGCGATTCCGTACCTTCATGAGACGCCTCGGACTCGACCAGACCGGTATGGCCGGCTGGGTGGACGAGCGAGAGGCTGCCATCCTCGAGGACTACTTCCGCACCGGGAACAACGGCACCGCGTCGCACATCGCTCTCGGGACCACTGATCCCTCAGCCGATGACGAAGCCCTCACCGGATGGGCGGAGTGCGCCAACGCAGGCTCCTACGCCCGCCAGGCCTACACGCGCAACACGACCAACTGGGGCACCGCCACCGGGGCCGCTCCGAAGCAGGTAGCCAACCTCACGACCCTCACCTTCCCTCAGGCTTCGGCCTCTTGGGGAACGGTCTCCAACTGGGTCTATGTGACCTCGGCCACCTACGGGGCCGGTGTTGGCGAGTTCTGGGCCGCTCTCACCACCCCCAAGGCCGTCGACAACGGCGACACCGCAGAGTTCGCCATCGGTTCGATGATCGCGAAGCTTGGCGATCCGGGAGATTCGTACTAGAACTAGCTCCCCTCCTGCGCGGCAGCGCAGACTGAAGGCGGTGATCGGCTAACGGTCACCGCCTTCGTACATTTTGGGGGTGGAGCGCAAGCGACAGGTCATAGAACAGATGAAGGCTGGTACCTACACCTTGCCTGATCCCCTCCAAGTGGCAGATGCGATGATCGCCGACCCACGTTTCAGGAAGAAGGTGGAGTTCGTCTCCGACACCCGTAGGACCCCGCCCATCATCCGATGCAACCATTGTGGGCTACGCAAGAGAGAGTACGAGTTCTCCGACAACCCGGCCAAGCGCAACCTCCGCAACTCGTGGTGCCGCGAGTGCTCTCGGGTCGAGCACGACCACTGCGCCGTCGACCACCTCGCTGAGTTCTGGAACTGGCTCGCCAAGATCTTGGCCGACCGCCCTAGTCTCAACCTTTGGGCCTACGCTGGAAGGGAGGTTGACTAATGGCTGCCCTAGACGACGCTGAACTCCTCCTCCAAGCGAAGAACTACAGCGGGGCTGGGAACTGGCTCGATGAGGCCAACGCCCACGACGGCACCATCACCAATGCCATCTTCAAGAAGTACCCCGACCCGATGTTCATCGGCAAGCCGGGGAACTCGGACGGCTATGGGGAGATAGCCGACCACGCCAGCTTCGACCTCTCGGGGGACACCACCTGGTTCCTCGACATGGTGATAGACGAGGCGGTGGGCGAGCCGGGGATGCTGGTGGGGCGTCGTGACGGCAGCGGCACACCGGGCAAGGTGTGGATTCTCTACATCAACACCGGCGGCAACTTTGGGATGGACAACTACGACGCCGATGGAGTGTTCAAGTACGGGCACACCACTCCCTACTCAAACCTGGCCGCGGTCGGGGAGCGCGTTCAGATCAAGTTCGAGTACGAACCAGACAATGGCTCCTCGCAGGAGGAGTATTCGATTTACAAGCGGGCCTACCAGGGCCAAGACCTGCTCGACCCAACCGGGTGGACTCTGGTGAAGAACCAGACGGTGGGAACAGAGGCCCACACCTGGACCGCCGACGATGCGCCGTTGTGGTTCCACCGCTTCGAGTCCACCTACATTGACGACCAGGGGATCTTCCGCTTCGTCTGGAAGGAAGGGCTTGGCGAGAGTGGCACCACCATCGTCGACACCGATTTCACCAAGGTCACTGAGGCTGAGGAGGCGGCGGGGAGTTTCACCGAGGATGGCCCCAACGCCCTGACCTGTTCGTTCAACGGCGATGGCGTCTACATACGCCGACCGCAGAAGTACGCCTACCTGCCAGGGGCGAGCACCGACTACATCGACACCCCGACCTCGACCAACCTCGACCCGACCGACGATGTCACGTTCCTGCTCGACATACAGCTTGATGACTACACCCCGGCAGCCGACACCGGACTGGCTCGTCGCTACATCACAACGGGTAACCATCGGCAGTGGCACATTCGTAGCCAGCCTGCGGGCAATATCCAACTCATCATCGGAGATGGGTCTGGTGCGTACCGCTATTCGTTCCAGCCGAATCCTGGCCTCACCGATGGGCAGCGATACCAAATCAAGATAGAACTCGATGCCGATAACGGCTCGACCCAGACCCAGTGCAACATGTTCTATCGCCAGTACGGAGGCCAAGACCTCTGGACCGACGACACCGGATGGACCGACTTCAGTGGCGACCTGACAGTCGCAGGCACCCAGTCATGGAAGGCGGTGACGGCTCCGCTTGAAGTGGGGCGTGGCGATACCGCTAGCTACCCGACGGGCGACTTCTATCGCTTCATCCTCGCTGACGGCATCGGTGGTGGCCGCACCAAGATGGCCGATGTTGATCTCAACGACGACTCTGTAGCCGAGCCATTCTCCACCTTCACCGAGCAGAGCGCCAACGCAGCGACCATGACCATCAACCGCGCAGGTCGGGGCAACTTCGCCACCACCATCGTTGACCAGGCCATGTGGCTGTTCGACAGCAACACGACCTACATCACCATCCCCGACCACGCCAACCTGGACATCGGAGCATCGGACGACGCCACCGTCGTCCTCGTCTATCGGCTGTACGACCTCTATGTAGGCACGCACGACCGGCTCCTGTTCAAGAAGTCGGTCAGTGGCTCGTCTGGTGTTGGGTGGGGAATGATGCGGACACTCAACGATTACGTCCAAGGGCTGCTGTCGGACGGCACCACGCAGGTCACCGACCAGAAGCAGACAGTGGTGACGGCCAGGGAGCGCCACATCTCAGCGATGGTCGTCAACCGCACCGCTGACGAACTGACAACCTGGCTCGATGCCACCGAGGAGAACTCCCCAGGCACACCCGGCACCACCGACGCCAACACCACCGATGATGTTCTCGTCATGGCTCAGACCAACGCAGGGAACAGGGGTCACGGAGTCGTCATGGCGGTGGCGTTCTGGACGCGTGCTCTGTCCGATGCGGAGATCGCCGGTCTAGAGGATGAGTTCTTCCCGCCCGTCGTCAACTATGTCTCATTGGACGGCGCGGGCTCGGCAGCCTCATCCGGTGGGTTGCAATCCCGACTGATCCTTGATGGAGATGGCGATTCCATCACCACTCCTGACTCAGTTCCCCTGTCCGTCACGGGAGACATCGACATTCGATTCGACGGGAGTGATGGTTGGGATGATGCTGCCATCTACACCCCGATACGCAAAGACTGGTATCTCCAGTTAGGGAATACAGGAACACTCGCATTCGCGTGGTACGACTCTCTCGATAATTTCAACGCGAAGGAATCCACCACCGCGGTTCCTTTCGGAGCAGGCCGAGGAGCTGTCCGCGTAACTGTCGATGTCGATAACGGGGCTAGCGACGCTGAGGTCACTTTCTACACCGCTGACACCATCGCGGGACCATGGACACAACTGGGATCTGTTGTCCTAGTCGGTGCCACCACGGACTTTCGTGACAATGGAGTGGTTCTCCGCATCGGCGCGTTCTCCGCCACGCTGCAGGAGTGGCCTGGGACAGTATTCGCCAGCGAGATGTACGACGGGATCGACGGAACCCGCGTACTGAACTACCGAGGCGAAGATGACGGTCAGGCGGATTCCGAAGGCAACACCTGGAGCTTCTCGGGAGATGCCTACGTCATCGGCGACAATGCCCTTTCTGTTACCCGCGGGATATCCGGGACTGGGTCTTCATCCTCGAGTGGGACTAGCTCGCTGACGATCGAGCGGCCTCTCGCTGGATCGGGAGCCGCCTCCTCGACAGGTTCGAGCTCACTGACCATCAAAGTTCTCCTCTCCGGGACTGGGTCATCTAGCTCCCAAGGGGATGCCGATCTCACCGTGTTGGCCCTCCTTTCGGGGTCTGGATCAGCATCCGGTCAAGGGACGGGCGACCTCACAGTCATAGCCGGGGTGATCGACCTAGCTGGTACTGGGTCGTCATCCAGCTCTGCCTCTGGGGATCTTCTCGTCAAGGTCCTCCTATCAGGTACCGGATCTTCCTCCTCCGAAGGGGCTTCGACCGTCACGGTCTTCGTCCCGCTGGCGGGGTCTGGATCGTCCTCCTCCGATGGTTCCAGTGAGATCTCCGTCGTCATTCTGCTCGCTGGTATCGGTGCCTCTTCTGCCACGAGCTCCGCAGAGCTTTCTATCTTCGTACCACTAGATGGGTCCGCTGGTGCATCGTCCGATGCTTCTATCTCGGTTTCAGTCCAACGAGCCCTCTCGGGAACCGGAACTGCTTCATCCGAAGGTTCAGGAGACCTTTCGCCTCTCGTATCGCTCGGTGGGGTAGGTTCAGCGAGCTCACATAGCACATCGTCTATCACGCGTGTAAGGGCCGTTTCCGGTATCGGGTCATCGGCTTCTGTCGCGACCGGGATCATCTCCGTTGTCACCCCATTGGATGGCACGGGCTCCAGCGCCTCGAGCGGCACAGCCACCCTCACCGTCAAGGTTGAGCTCGCTGGTATCGGTGCCTCATCAGCTTCCGGTTCCGTGACCCTTGTCGCCACGCGTTCCCTCGTTGGATTCGGTTCAGCTTCCAGCATCGGAGACGGTCTTCTCAAGACCGCGATAGACCTCGACGGTTCAGGAACGGGAGCATCGTCAGGTTCCGGGTCCCTCTCCGCGACCTATTTCCTGGCGGGCACCGGTTCTACCTCGTCAACTAGCACTACCTCGATCACCATCGTCGTGCAGCTCGCCGGCCAGGGATCGAACACCAATATCGGCAAGGGGGACCTCGACGCTGGGACAACGAAGCTCTTGGCAGGCATTGGCTCGAGTTCCTCTGAGGGTTCCGCCGACCTAACCGCTACCTGGGCTCTATCGGGTTCGGGGGCGACTTCTTCGGAAGGGTCCGGTGATGTAACCCTCTTCACTCCCCTCTCCGGCTTCGGAAGTGCTTCCTCCGAAGCCTCGACCCAGTTGAGTGTTTCCCACTCGCTGGCCGGAATCGGGACCGCCTCTTCAGGCGGAGATGCTTCTCTCACCATCTTGGTTCTTCTCTCTGGAGCAGGGGACGAAGCCAGCGGGGGATCCGGCGATCTGGACGCTGGAGCCACCACGAACCTCATCGGCGTAGGAGCTATCGCATCGACAGGAACAAGTGACCTCTCGGTTACTTGGAATCTGGCTGGTACCGGATCTTCCAGCTCTGAGGGTTCTGGCAATCTCTTGCCGCTAGTCAGTATCGGAGGCGAAGGGTCCGCTTCCAGCTCTGGATCAGGGGCTATATCTCGCTCCCTAGCCCTTACCGGGTCGGCAGCTTCCGTCACCGCCGGGTCGGCAGGTATCACCATCACAGTCATCCTCGCGGGGACTGGCGTAGGATCCTCCATCGGTTCGGGGGACCTTCTCTCCGGTCAAGGCGTTCTCCTCTCCGGTAGCGGAGCCGCAGCCTCCTTCGGATACGGTGCTATCCGCACAGATACCGTTCAACTTGGTGGGATGGGGGCCATCTCCGCTGCGGGTGCTGGATCCCTTGAGTCTGTGTGGTATCTCATTCTCGACAAGAGGGATACGACTCCTGCGCCTAGCTATCGAGACCTCTCTGCGGCTCCTACTGCTCGAGTCACCGTTGGGGCGCCGGTGGCGAGAGACGCTGCCCTCTTCCCGCCCGACCCCGACGCTGCCACACCATACGACTATGAACCCGAGTACACACACGCCTGACCTCTATGATGCTGAGGATCGAGATGAGAGGGCCAAGTGACTCCGTATACATGGGCATGGATATTCTGGATCGCCCTCTTCTTCGTGATAGAGGTCCCAGCTATCTTGGATCGCTCAGCCCAAGGCACGCTCTCAGAACACGTGTGGCGCTGGTTCTCCATCAAAGAGAAATCCTCTGGCTATCGCCGCCGCCGTTTCGTCTTGACTACCTTCCTCGGGTGGCTCGTACTTCACCTTCTCACTGGAGGATGGGTATGAGGGGGAAACCGTATTTCCGGCTCTGAGGGGGAGATCATGCCACAACAGGATGGATACCAGTTCCCTGACGTTGAATCTATGCTCGATGCGCTAGAAGAGGCTCTCTCTCAGGCGGAAAGTCGGAGAAACCCCAACGCCCCTATCCCGCTTCATGTAGCCATCCTGCGGCTCATCCCTACCGTTCTCAGGAATACCTCGGTACGGTATTCTCTGGATCACTACCTGGCTCTGGAGTCTGATGGCTAATCCAGTGAACCTCCCCGCGATGACGGCATGGTGTAGTGGCTATGACGCCTTCCTGCTAGACCAGGGAACCTACCCCAACATGATCCAGGCTCACAGTTGGCACCACGCCATACTGGACGGTGTGGTGGAGTTCCGCTGCCTGGTTCACAACTCCCAGGCCGACGAGGGCCAGGTCGATTGCTACGTCGGCGGGGGTGGATGCGACATTCGACCCGGACGCTGGGTGGAGGTTGTCTGATGGCGAAGGTAGCCGCGGTCTTCATCGAGGATGCCCGCTACGTCGGCATCTGGCCCTCTTACGTCGAGAGCCTTCGCCTTCTCGTCAAGGCGCTGGGGAACGGTGACCTCTACGTCATCGACCAGACCCCCGATGGTTGGTACGACGACGGAGCTTCCGAGGTCACCCGCTATCCCCTAACCGCCTACAATCCTGGTCCTATCCGCGAACTGGTCCCCCTGGGTCACACCCTCGTCGCCGTCGAGGATTCCGGCACCGACCTCTCCCCTACCATCAAGCACCTGTACGGCACCGGGTTCCGGAATAAGAACATCGGTTTCCGTTGCGGGCAGGACGGCCGCATGGTCCGCACCGAGGACGGCGGAGTCTCCTTCGTCATGCAGACCTCCGGCACCGGGGTCGATCTCTACGATGTCAGTCACCCCGCTGCTCTATTCGCTTACTCCTGCGGGCAATCCGGAACCATCGTCGCCACCTCGGACGACGGCGACAACTGGAACCCCCAGACCTCCGGCACCGCTCAACACCTGCGAGCCATCCACTTCCCCCACGACGAGGAGGTCGGCTACGTCGTCGGTGAAGCAGGCACCATCCTCAAGACGACGGACCTCGGCGTTACCTGGAGCGCTCAGACTTCCGGCACCGTCGAGCACCTGCGGGGGGTCTACTTCCTCGACAACGAACAGGACGGTTGGGCCGTCGGGGACGCTGGGACCATCCTCGCCACCGAGGACGGCGGCACCACCTGGGTCGCTCAGACCTCGGGTACCGCCAACGACCTCTACGATGTCGAGTTCAAGGACGGGAACACGGGATGGGCCGTAGGTGAGCTAGGCACCATCCTCAAAACGACCGACGGGGGAACGACCTGGGTGGCTCAGACCTCCGGGGTGGCCGTGATCCTCCAGTCGGTCTCGGTCCGCTCCTCCACGAAGGTCTGGGCCTGCGGCATGGCCGACACCATCCTCGCCACCGCCGATGGCGGGACCACCTGGAACACCCAGACCTCCCCGCTCTCCGGCAAGGACCTGTACGCCATCTCGTTCCACTACGACGACAACCAGGGCATCACCTGCGGAGAGTCCGGCGCTGTTCTCCGCACCGTCGACGCCGGGGTCACCTGGACCCAGCCCAGTCCCGGCACCAAGGTGGCGCTGTCCGCCTTCTCCCACCCCGACAACGCCATGTACGTCTTCGGTCCCCACAACGGTCTCCACAAGGACTTCATCCAGCCCGACTACCACGTCTACATCGATGGCCTTACCGGCAATCCCGATGTCCGTGACGCGGTTACGATGGTTCTACTAGACAGGTTCGACCAGCATCCTTCGGAGCCGTAAT